CAAGTGTTTTTTGGTGCATTTTTGTGTAATTATAATGTATAGTGTCATCAAGTGGTTATGACTTGGTGCAGATAAGTGCAGATAAGTGCAGATAATATGCTATTTTGACCAACATGAAAATAAAAGTGTTAATTTGTGTAATTAAGTGTTTTGATTAAACATTTTTGACCAATTTGTGCAATGTGAACGTGCTATAAACAATTTGTTGCTCTAAGTGGGTTTGGAGCAACAAGGCTCTACTGTAAGGATAGAAGATTTTGTTGCTCCAAGTTGAGAAATTAGCATAGTAGTTACTTTTTTTGATTCTTTAAACTTTATCTATATATGATTTTTTCCCTGAGAACTTTGTTTTTTAACTATTTGGAGCAACACTGTTTATAAAGAAATCCTGTAAAGCGGTGATATTAAGGGTTACAGCCGTTGCTCCAAATTTGTTGCTCCAAATTAAACAACAATTTACTTAACTGAACAGAGTTAATTAAAAGCCAGTTATATGACATTTGTTGCTTCAATGCGAAGAATGAAGTTATAAACAATTTTCTTCGAGCAACAAAAATCGAGTTTGGAGCAACAGCTTAGAGCCAGCTCAAGATCGTGTTGTCTATTCCCAATGTTGATAAAAAAAACAAATTGACAAAAATGGGTTCAAACTCAGTCATATCAAGGGTTTCATTGTTTTGTCTTTTAGACGCTAACTGGAAAAATCTGGAAAAACAGATATATCCTTACTCTCGCAAGGGTTTTAATCCGGTTGTTCACTTTTTAAATTTTTATCCTGAATCTAAATGAACAAGGCTGGTATAAAATTTATATATACGCTGGGATAAAATTTATATATAACATTGAGATTTCAACACCACGATTGTTCACTTTTTTCCAGATCTCCATTTTATCACCTCCTTAAAATTAAAAATACATACACCTATATACAAACAAAGTTTTGTACATAGGTGTATATTTGTATTATTTATATCTTTTCATAAATAATTTATAATTTTCATGAGCCTTAAATCCAGGTATTACCCCTCGGCTACATACTGCAAGCCATTCGGCACTTCTTAATTTGTCAATATAATGCGTCTGTGCGTCTTTAATCGTAGTCTTTAATAAATTTGCTACGGCTGTGGTAGATAAACTGCCTCGCTCTAAGGTTTTTTGAATTATCATATACTCTTTTGAATTAAGTCCTGTCTTTGGATTTATGTCCATACGAGTTTCTAAAATGTTGTTCACTTCATCTTCATTTATATTAGCTACTTTATCTGTTTTTGCTCCAGCAATTATACTCTTAGCTAAACTCAACGCTGTTCTTGGAACTCCTTTAGAAGCCCTCACAATCGTTTCTAAACCGTTTTCTATCTCTGGGTGGGCATTATGTATTATCTGTTGTAATTCTTCTTCTGTATAATCTTTTAACTCTACCATTCTACACCTATTAATAAATGCTATCGGTAATGGTGATATGATATTTGTGGCAAAAATGAAACGAATATTAGGGATAGGTAATTCTATGCCTAATGTTGTGTCATAATATTTTCCTGTGTCAATTAATTGATATAATTGTTCTAGTATCTTTGGCTGTAAACTATGAATTTCATCGAAAAACAGAATGTCGCCATCTTCAGATTCTTTGATGGGTTTAAGGATACTGTTCATTCGATCACTTCGTAATTGGGTTGTATCAATCATTATTGCTCCTAACGATTTTGCAAACATTGTCTTACCAAATCCTGATGAGCCATAAATTAATAACGGTTGCTGTTCATATGAGTACCAATCTTGAATAGCTAGCTTCGCAGCTGATTGTCCGATGATACCTTTAAATAATTCTTCTACTGTTTTCATTTTTAATTCTCCTTTCTTATTATTTATATTATTATATAATAAACTTAATCAAAAGTCAAGTTTATAACATATTAAATTAATAGCTAGTCAAACCTAGCAGTACGTCTTCAGCGTCCGGCTGTTCACTTTTTGGATTAGTTTTCACATCATTCTTCATTATTTTTACATAACTCAAGCGATTTCCCCTTGTCCTATCTAGTTTAGCCTTAATATTATATGTATGACCTTCATGAAAACCAACAGGATAGATTGCTGTAACCCAATAATATGTATTAGCCTCTTTATCCTGAAATATAAATACGTGTGTTGTCTTGCCCATATAACTTGGCACTGTGATATCGTGTTTTAATTTTGCGTTTTCTAATACAAATTCTTCGACTAAATTTTGAATTTCCATTTTATTTCACCTCCTTTTTATATTCAGCAAGTCCTAATAACACATCTAATGCGTCTGGCTTTACTGGATGATCCGGTTCACTTGTATCATCTAAATCTGGCAAATCATAGTCGTCTTCTTCTTCGTCTAGTTTAATGGTTATGAATTTAATCACGGCGTCGTTTATTCTTAGTTGTCGTTCAGTTTCTACAACTTCATCTAACGTGCCTGCCCATTGAAATTGTAAGTAATACCCGGTCTTGCATTCTTTAATTTTATATACTAATTTTCTCTCTCCTAAATTTTGGTAGTCTACTTTCTTTTTATGTGCGTGTGAGAATTTTTTATACATTTCCTGTAATTCTTTGAATTGCTTTTTAGGGTCTTTAATTTTTGGGTTAAGTATTATAATTGTTTTGTAAATATCGTAGTCCATAATTTTTCAACTCCTTTCTTCATCTTTTACATCTTCATAGCTACTCCAATCGTCATCGTTCACGTCTACTATAGGTTCGAAATTAGCTATTTCATCTGGCATGTCTTCTGTCCAGTTAGTTCTATGATCAATGTCTGACATGTCTTCACCAATCCTGATGAAACTATATGGAATGTCTTGCTTTTCGAGCTCATCTAATCCGTTCATAAAATTGTCTACTTCAGCGTATGTCCCTTCATACCATTTAATGTCATCAAAACTTATTTTATAAAATCCAGTTGGGGTTTTCTTTATTTCTGCATATTGTAATGGTCTATCGTCTGATTTCTCTATTTTATTATTTAGTTGTTTTAATATAATATAACCTTCAGTTGTTGTTTTTAAATATACTTGTGAACGGTATCCGCATCTTAATCCACCTCCTCATCTATTGCATCATTTACATAGCTATCAAATATGTCCCATAGAGACTCATCCTCTTGAAGACTGTTCACTATTGATTGAAGCTGTGGATTATTTAATTTTAACTCTCTTGCTTCGGCAATCATTTGTACATAATCATTTAAAAATTCTTCCATAATTTTTTATTCTCCTTTCTAATTTAATGCGTCCAGATTTCTCTGGCAAATCTTACTGGGTCTTTTAATTCAGATTCATCCCAGTGTGTCCATCCTTGTTCACTTGTGTACGTTAGCTTTCCACAATTATTACCTATGTCTTCGTCTGCATACTTTACTTCTATGTTGTAACCCATTAAAGCTAGTTTCTTTATCACGGGATATGCGAGACTCCACGCTGTACTGAACACAAATTGAATGAATGACTTACCTATGATTGTGTAGGCGTCATAAGCTCCCCATTTTGTGCCCCAATATGTGCAGTGCCATTCATACCAGTTGAACCAAGGTCGTGCTTCATCTTCTGATATGTGTGCTTCTTTCGCACTTTTTACTCTACATTCTTCAGGACATTCCTCTATTGTGGTAGGCTCTGGTATTATTTTGTTGAAATCTATGAAATATTCTCCTTCAGATCTTTCTGGGCTATGTGAACAAGTCGCTACTAAATTTAAGACTATGTCTATATCGTCTTTCTTTAATTTATTTATTTTTACTATTGTTCTTATGTGATTTGGCATTTTAAAATCCTCCTTTCTGCCCTCATATATCGAACATATGTTTTGTACATAGGGCTATTCTATATCATAGGTGTTACACGAATACCTATACAATTCCAGTCTGATGTTGTATGATTATTTCTGTTCTTAATAAAGTTATGGATAGCATTGTAATCTGCTGGTGTTTCATGATCTTTTGGCCATGTGGCTTTAGGATATACTACTTTGCTATCTATGTATAGTAATACATTTTTAATTAATACACTCCTTTGCTGAAATGGCCTAGGTAGTTTATAGTCTGGATCTGAGAATTTTAATACAATGTAATTATCGTCATCTTGCATTACTAACCTACCTTTTAACATATCTTCCCATACTGGTTGACTAAAACTAAATATCATCTTTTGTTCAGTGTCGCCAGATTCGTTGATTAATTTTGCTTCTGCTAATCCTCTCCAGCCTCTGTTTTTGTTCAATATTAATTTTTCCATATTATTTTTCCTCCTTTCTAATTTAATTATAATTTGCAAGTCCTAATAGGACATCCATAGCATCTATTTCTTTATTATTTTTCTTTGGTTCTTCTTTTTTTACTTTTCTTTGGTCTCTTATAGGCTTACTCATACGTAATGCTTTGGCTGATAATTCTTTAGCGGTCTCGTCTCCTATTGTTATATCCCACTTATCTTTTAAGTGAATTTCTTCGCTGTCTCCAATGTGAACACCCTCTTTTAATTCAAGTATAGATAGTATGTCCATAGATAATTTACCTATGACAACACTTGCTTTTGTTTCTGTGTTTTCTAACACAATATTCATATTGTTTCCTTTGTCTTTTAATATCTTATACATAAATGTACACCTCCTTTCTTATATATTTGTATCTAATATTTGTATTTTTGGATTTATTTTTTGTACTTTTTCGAGCCAGTATCTATTTTGTCCTACTAAAACGGTACGTCTTAATTGTTTTAACATAGGTTTTGACCAGCTTAGTTGCCCTCCACCGTCAGTAACTCCTATCGGTGAATATCCTGCTTGTTCAGCTAGATAACATAACTCTATTGTCCTATCTCCATCGTCATTATATCCACTGTTTGCATGTACACACATAAAGTCTTTGAATTTTGCTTTGTAATAGTCATAGTTTCTACCTTTTGGATCTCTTGGTACTGCTTCGCCAATGCCACTGAACCATGCTGTTGGTACATCCATTGCTTGTGGTATTGATTTAGAAATAATGTCTTTGAATGTTTGCATTTCACCACTCATTGAACCACTGGCGTCAAAACATAAGTATAAGTTAGTCCTACCTGGGGTACGACCTTTGAGTAACACACCTTTGCCCACGTGAATAGTTGAAGGCATTGAATAGCTTCTCTTTCTAGTAGTAGTTGCTAGTCCGTTTAGTGTTTGTGTCAACTTACCTAATTTGAATTTCTTACGTTTAAGTCTGTTTATCTGTTCAACATATCTATTCCCTTCGTTTATTTCTATAAATTCTTTTGAGTCTATATTATCAAGCTTTGACCAGTCTGTCTTGTCGTGTTCTTCTGGCTCTGGTGTTGGCTCGTCTTTTATCTCAGGTGCTTTGTCTCTACCTTTATCACTTTGGGTTTCTCCATCTTTTTTACTTTCACTGTGTTCTTTTGATGCGTCGTCTTCTTTGCCTTTATCTTTTGGTGGCTCTTTCTTATCGCTCTTTGGCTCGTCAGCTTTTGTCTTTTTGCCTGTTGTGTCTTTTGTTTCTTCGCTTTCTTCTCCCTCGTCTTTATCACTTTTGTCGTCTGGGGTATGTTTGAATTCAGCATACTCTTTAAGCATTTCCTCTAATGTATGTGTTTTAAATGTATAATTTAAAGAGTTTCTGTTTCGCATTTGGGCAAGGTTGTTCACTGCTGTTTCTACTAACTCAGGAAATAATTTAGCTAAGCTGTCGTGTACTAATATATCCATTATGATATTTACTTCTTCTTTTGTTACTTGAAATTTATCCATAGTATCTTCTTCGCCTAACTCTTTTAAATATCTAAAAAATCTGTTGTGATGTCTTAACTCTTTGTGGTATCTTTCGTGCCATAGTAACCATTTAAGCATATTGTGATCGTATGCTGGTAGTAAGTTAAATAGGTTGTCGTCTGTGTTTATGAATATTCTTTCGCCGTCTGTGTATGCGACTGCATTACCTATATCGTGTTGATATGCGTGTTCAAATAGTACTGCTGTCTCTATGTCTCGACAGTCATTGTTTAAGAATGGGTTAGCCATAATTATTCGTCTCCTTTCATAACTCCTGCGATTTCTTCATCACTTAGAAATTCCTCGAACTTACTGCGTAGTTCTGCTTCGGTTGTAATTGTTTCAGCTCCAAACATAACCTCGCCGTCCTCTTTAAATTGTTCATATACTTTTCTTGCGTTTTTGATTAACTCTGCTGCGTCAAGATTTTTAATTCCTTTTTGTAAGTCGAATAGTTTAGTTGTTAATGCACTACCTAGCTTAGCTTGTAATAGTAGTCCGTTTTTCTCGTATGCAAGTATATCAAGACACAAGTCTATATCCCTTGGGCTAACATCTGCATCAAGCATAGTCTTAATGTACTTGGCTACTTGTGGTATGTTTTTCCATTTAGCTTTTAAGTAGTCTGTTGTATCTTTCTTATTAGGTGTTAACTCATAGACAAAAAATCTATTGTGTAGTGGTGTTGGTAGGTCGTTTAAGTAGACTGTACCGTCTGTACCGTCTGACAAGTTACCACAAGCTACAATTTGTGCTTTTGATAAGCTATGACCACACCAGCTCCTATCCTCTCCCATAGGGTAACATATTCCATAAAGTGTATTGAATACCTCTGGGCTACCTTGGTTAATCTCGTCAAAGAATATGATCCAGCCTTCGCCGTCGTCGTCAAATACTTCTTTTAATTCTATTGAAAGTAACTCCTTGTAGTAATCTTTTTCAGTTACGTATGGAATACCCCCAATAGCTTCGGGTAGTTTTGTTGCTAAGTTAATAGTCTTTAGTTTAAGGTCGTTTTCTGTTGCATAGTTTTTGACAATAGAGGTTTTACCTAACCCACTTTGCCCATACACAAGCAAGTTGACCTTGTCTTTTAGTAATTCTTTAAACTCGCTTGCTTTGATTTTTACTACATCTCTTCCATTGATTTGCATAATAATTTTCCTTTCTATACACATACGGTTTAAATTTGCCCGTAGGCTGTCCGTATATGTTCACTTTTAATTATACTATATAATTAATTAAAAGTCAATAATATAACAAATAAAAATATGACAAGATTTCGCCCTGGTTTCATCTTGTTTTTAAGGGCTAATGTTGGCTAAATTAATTCGTCGCTAATTTCGTCTAGCTCGTCGTAGCTGTGTCCTACGCTGTCGAATAGTGTGTATGCTATTTCTAAGGCTTCTTGAGCTGTCATTGTATATTGTTTACCGTTGGGCCTCAAAGAATAGGTTACCGTTTGAGTCGTACTTGCAATTATGAATATTCTTGATTTCTTCCATATTATTTATCTCCTTTCATATAATATTCTTTTACTATTTCTTTTAGTTTTGCTATTAATGCCATTTCTTTATGAGCTTCTGTAAATTCTTTTTCATAACCTTCTTTTGGTGTTTCCATGAAGTCTTTACTATAACACATTGCGTTGTGTGTAACCATTTCTTCGATTTTGTTTAAAAATTCGTTCATATTATTTCACCTCCTTTCTATACCAACTTATTTTTGATATATTTTACTTTCAATTTTTCTTAAAATTTCATCTTCTGTAATTAGTCTTTCTTTTATTGGTATTTTGCTATATTCTTTGACACCACCTGCTTGCTTTGCACAATAGCCTTCTACTATGTCTTGTATATCATGCCATGTTATACGCTCTGCGTTATAGTCAGTTATAATATTTTTAATGAAATCTTCCATATTATTTCACCTCTTCCTTTTTCTTCATTTCTCGCTCTAGCATTTTGACCATACCCCCTGCTAATCCTTCAATGTGTTTGTAGCCGTATTCTATCATTGTGGGGCTTTCGCATTTTCTTACGTCTTTTAAGGTCTTTAATATGCTCTCGGCTCTACTTATGATACATTGTGCGATATAATCGTCCATAGTTTATACCCTCCTTTATAATTTATTGGGGGCTATTATATGCCCGCCCCCTCTTAGGACATAATTATAGGGGCCGCCCTATGGGACGCCCCCTATCTTTTACTTGCTACTTTACTAGCAACTCTTTTTATGTCTTTGTCTTGGTTGTCTTCTAGTGTGCTTAGTATTTCATTGACTTTATCATCTACTTCTTGTGGTATGTTGTCAATGTCAATTCTTGTGTAATGTGTTACTTGTTTACTTATTAGATGTTTAGCTGCATATTCATCTAATTTTGCTTGGTCTTCTTTAGAATATGATGTTCTTGTGCAATCAATTAGTTGAATTTTTGCATAATCTTTAAATGATATTTCTGCACCATCTTTTAGTGCTTTTTTGTCTTTTTCTATTGAATTAGTCAAGACTTTCAAAAGTTTGTATTTTAGTGCGAATATTTTAGCATTTACTTTTTGCATATTTATTCACCTCCTTCCATGGCTTTCTTATTCATAGGGGCAAACCCGTATTGTTGTGCAAATTCATTTATGTGTCTTGCTGTTGTCCTTGAATAGTAACCAAATACGTTTAATTCGTCTTGTCCTGTTGCACTTACTGTCTTGTCTGCTATTTCTGCAACTATTGTTGAATAAGACATTAATAAGATTTTGCCTTTGTCGTTACGATAAACGTTTGCTTTGTGATAAAAGCTTTTTGCATTGTCAAATTGTGGCTTTAGTTCGTACAAAAATTCTAAATCATTCATAGTTAACTCCTTTCCTTTGCAATAGGTTGGATTTGCTATTATTAGCACCTATTACAATACATTGATATGAATATTGTTGCATTTACTGTTGTTGTGTATACAATTTTTACAATGAGTGTCTTAGCTGTCTATCCAATTATGTGTATTTATCTATAACATATATAAATATATGTTATATTAAAATCATATTGTACTTTGATTATACTATAATTTTAGTTAAAAGTCAAGTATATAACATAAGAATTGTAACAGACTTAAAAACCTGCAAACGCAAGCATAGTATATCTTTTGAGGCACAAGAATGGCGTGGTGACTCACAAAACATACAGCCAAATAAATTAGACAACAACTCTCTTGTCTATAAAAATAGCCAACACGCAAGTTGTACTCCACTTGCAATAAAATTTAAAAAATATTATAATTGAACTGAAATGGAGGTAATTTTATGATAAGACTCACAAAAAATATAAAAGATGAGTATACGAACGGAAAAATCCAAGATTTATTTTCAGAAATAGATGCTGTTTTGCAAAAAAGACAAACTATTCAAGAGCGTTACCTTCGTGGTATCACATCAACTAATCCAGGAAGTGGAGGAGATGTGCAAATTTTCTTTGAAAAATTCATAACTGACCTTGCCGCTGGGTACCTAAGTGGTGAGATTACATATAATGCAGAAATTATAGACGAATCAGAAGAACCGGCGTATCGTTTGTTGCATCCAAGTCATACTTCTCCTCTTGATCCAGATACAGCGGCACAATTAAAATTTATAATTACTACACTTTCTTCTAAAAATGATGATCCAACAGTATTGAAAGCATTATTTCACGATGCAGTGCTTTATGGTGCAGCATATGAAAGACAATTAGACTTAATAAATACCACTGCGACTACACTCAGTGATGAAACCACAAGTAGCAATGATCCAAATTATACGTATTATCCTTTATCAGCCCTTAATACAGTAGCATTATTTCCAACGGATCTTAGCGACGCACAACAACAAAATGCAGTAGCTCTTGTCAGTGTTTATACTTTAGATGCACGTAACTCTGAAGACAACCAAGAACATACATTGTATTATTGTATTGAATGTAACCCATATACTAATAATTATGCTACATCTATATATGATAAGACTACAAATGAGGATCAAACGTCAAAATATAAAACAGTCATAACTTTAAAAGAAGAGAAACCATCAACACATAATATACCTACGTTCTCTGTATTTGAGCCAGATCCACAAATAAGCATCATAGACCCAATAATAAATCTTGTTTCAAATTACGAAGAGATAATGAACAACTTAAATAATTTATATCATTATAATGACGCAGACGCTAAACTAAAAATTTCTGGTTATAGACCTGAGAACCCACTAACGATACCTAATCCAGACTTCAACCCAACTGGCCCTGTCTCTGCTTCTAATCCAGAAAAAATATTAAATCCAGCACGTATTGTTGAAGACGAGTATCTAATGAATTCTAAGACGTTCTTCGTACAAGAAGGAGGAGACGTTAGTTGGCTATTAAAAGAAATACACGCAGAAGACGCCACGAAATATTTGAAATATTATGTTGACAGTATTTTTCAGATTTCTGGAATACCTAATACCAGCGATTCAGCTTTCAATTCAGGTGATATGAACGCAAGTGCTATAGACCGTAAATTTTATACTATGGCGCTAATGCTAGACGATGTAAGACAAGGCGTTACGACTTTAATTAAGCATAGATGGGCGAACTTTTTCCAACGTATTAATTTACTTTCAACGGCACACTATAATATAGATGACATAACTATTACAATTGGTACAAATCTACCTAGTATGACAGATGAAAACATAAATCAACAGTTAGCTCTAAACGGTATACTATCACAAAAAACACTACTATCTAACCTTGGTTACGACTATGCAACAGAAAAGAAAAATAAACTTGAAGAAACAGAAATACCATATAATACTGTTGCGCCAGATACTGCGTACGTATCACCTAATGACGTTACAACTAATACAAAGACTTCGACAGTATCAACTACATCATCTCAGACTAATAATCAGATTGAGGCAAAGACACAAAACAATTCACCAGCAGTTAAAGATAGAACTAAAAACATAAAAAAGACCCAAACAAGAGAGGGTAGACCTAATAAATAAAATGATTTATTTTCAGTTATAACATTTGATAATTATATCAAATGATAACATATTAAAAAAAAAATTAAAAATAGGAGGATTTAAAAATGGAAGACCAAACAACACCAAATAATGGACAAGATCAAACAATACCAGCTACAGTAGTAGCACCAACACCTAGTGAAACACAAAATTTAGATGTGTTATTACAGGACCCAAAATTACAAGCTGAATTTGACAAAAAGTTAGATAAAGCGATAGCTAAGGCACTAAAGGCTCAACAATCAGAGCATGATAAACAAACTACTGCTCTAAAAGCTAGCATAAACACAGAAAAAGAAAAAATGCGTGAAAACATACTAGAAGAGATTGAACAGAAAAAGAAAGAAGCCGAAGAAATGGCTAAACTAAGCGTAGAAGAGAGATATAAAAAACAAATAGATAGTCAAGAATTGAAAATAGCTGAGTACGAAAAAGAGTTATCTCTAATTAGAAGAAGAGATAAAATTAGTGCTCTAGTAGCAGAAAAAGGTTATGACCCACGTCTATTATCATTACTTAGAGCAGAAGATGTATCTTCTGACGAAGATATTGAAGATTACGTAGACAAAAGAAATCAAATATTCCTAGAGGCTACAAATGCTAGAGTACAAACACTTTTAAAAGACCACCCAGACGTATTATTAGGCGACTCTAAAAAGAAAAAGACTGAACCAGAGTTTAACTTTAATTTTTCTAGCAAAAAACAATAGAAAGGAGTAAAAATAATATGTCAAAACAATTTATAAAATGTCAAGACTGTGGAGAGGAGTTCCCTTTTTCTGAAAAAGAACAAGAGTTTTACAAAGAGAAAGGCTTTCCACCACCAAAAAGATGTCACTTTTGTAGAAAAGTAAGAAAAGAAAGATATCTAAACAAAGAAAAGGAGGGAGATCATAATGGCTAATACTAAGAAAAAAACAGTAAAACCAGAAGAAATAGTTGAAAAAGAGCCTGTAATAATTAACGAAAACGATATTATATCTAAGGAAGAAGCCGAAACTTTAAAATCAGAAGAAGTTACTGAAGTAAACGCACCAGAAGTAATAATCGAAAAGGAGAAAAAATCAAAAAAATCAGTTAAACCAATAGAAAAAATGCCAAAATATGCAATTGGTTCAATTGTGTATGTGTCAAAAGACGCTGAGGCAGATCTAAATGGGTTTAAATTATTCCCACCATATAAAAAATATACATACACTGTAGAGGCCTACGATGCGATTTCAGGCGTTTATTCTTTAAGGAGATTAAACTTATCATTGAGACTAAAAGAAGCTGATATAGTGGCTCCTAGTGAGCGTGCACACGACCCATTAAACAGAAGACAGTTTTAATTTTTATAAAATATAAAAATAGGAGGTAAAATAAATTATGAATGAATTTGTTAGTATTGAAATTTTAGGTACAATTGCTGGTTGCAGTGCTATAATTACATTACTTACTCAAGTTTTCAAAAAATATTTACCAGAAAAGCTAGACACAAAATGGCTTGCATTAATATTTTCAGTAATAATTGGAGGACTTCGTATTATATACGTAGGACAATATGATTTCGCAGGTATTGTATCAGGCATAATTAATATATTTATACTATTAAGCATATCAGTTGGTATATATGAAATAAGTGATACTACTGTCAGCAAGATAAAAACATTGATAGGAGGTTCAAAAAATGGCTAAAATAGGTATTGATATAAGCGCACATCAAGGCAACATTGATTTAGCAGCACTTAAAAGTCAAATAGACTTCGTAATCATAAGAGTAGGGTATGGAACCAAAGGCTCTATTGATACAAAGTTTGTACGAAATGCTGATTTGTGTGAAAAATTGAATATACCAATGGGATTTTATTGGTATTCTTATGCCTTAGATGAAGAAGGTGCGAAAAAAGAAGCAGATGCGTTCTTAAATGCGATTAAACCTTATACACCTGAATATGGTTGCTGGTTTGATATGGAAGACGCCGACGGATATAAAAAGAAAAATGGAGTAACATCTAATAATCTGTTAAAAGATATATGTTATACATTTTGTGAAATAGTAGAGAATGCAGGCTATTATACTGGTGTGTATGCATCTGAAAGCTGGTTTAAAAATCAATTAGCGGGAGATAGACTTGCTAGATTTGATAAATGGGTAGCACAATGGCCTACTTCTGGAGGAAAACAAAGAGGTTTAGCTGTAAACTCAGATTCAAGAACAGGATTATCTATTTGGCAATTTACTTCAGCAGGTCATTTTTCAGGATATACTGGAAATCTTGATACAAATTACGCATATAAAACTTTTCCAAATCCAGGAGCTTTAACTCCAGAACCTAAACCAGAACCAACTCCAGAACCAACTCCTACTCAAAAATTTAATATTGGAGATAGAGTTGTAATCAATGGTGGATTATATAAGAGCGCTAATGCCGCATCTCCTGCTGGAAAGGTATCTAATAAAACTACTAATATAACTAGATATGTTGCTGGAGCTGCACATCCATACAATACAACTGGTGATTTAGGATGGATGAATGAAAGTGATATAAGTTTAGCTGGTAATAATGAAGCGGCACAACCTGCAATAACAAAAGGTTGTAAAGTTAAATTTACAGGAACTAAATCTTATTCTGGTATAACATTAGCAAGTTGGACTACAAATTCTATATTCGACGTAATTGAAGTGTCAGGAAATCGAGTAGTAATCGGTAAAGGTACAGCAGTTACCGCAGCTGTTAACATAAAAGACTGTGTAAGACTATAGAAAATAAGGCGGGGCAACTCGTCTTATTATTAATTAATTTAATTAAAAATAGGAGGATTGAAAATTATGGCAAAATTTAAAATGAAACCCATGGTAGTTGAAGCGACTACATTTGAAGAACTCATACAATATGGCTTGACACAAACTGATAATGTATACAATGATATGCCTTGGTCATTTAAGTTTATGGGTATTCCAGTAACACATGAGACTGATGATTGCTATATCATTGGTGGTACAGATAGATTTACTAAAAACCAGTTATTAATAATAAAAGATAATGACGTTTCAATTGTAGAGAAAGATGCATTTGAATTAATTAGTGAACCATTGGAGGAGTAATTATGATTAAACTAAAATGGCAGTGGTTTTTAGGGGGTAGAATTATGTTTTGGGTATCTATTATAATATTTATAGTTTTGATTATTGAGTTTGTGATTACTTATATTATTGACCCTACCTCATGTCTGTATATTACTAAATATAAAATAGACCCAGCGTCAATTGAAAAAGTATCACAGTCATATGTAGACAGTTTAGGTATAACAATAGATAAGCCAATAGAATACAGTTTTGTAAGATATAGAGATAAAGGTTATGAAGCTAATCCCGGAGAAGAAATATTATTGGGTACATTTCACGAATGGAACGGCGTGTATTATATAAATATTTCTATAGACTTGTACAAAGGTTCTTCATTAGCCGATATAGTAATTCACGAAACTAGACATATGATTGTTGAATATTTAAAAGATAAGAAAATCATAGACTTAACTAAATATACAGAAGAAATTGCACAAAGAAAAAATACTTACTATAATAATTTGTTCAATAGTGGTGTGCATTTATTGAAAGAAAAGGAGAATGAAAATGGTTAAATTTGAAAAAGTAAATAAAATTACAGAAGATATAAAACTTCCAGAGCGTTCAACTTTAAATAGTGCTGGATATGATTTCTTCGCAATTGAAGATGTTACTCTACCAGCTAAAAAATTAACAAGAGTTATGACTGGAATAAAATGTGAATTAATGCCTAACCAAGTATTAATTTTAGCTAATCGTTCATCTAATCCAAGTAAAAAAGGATTAATATTAGTGAACGGAGTAGGTATAATAGACGCTGATTATTATAACAATCCAGACAATGACGGAGAAATGGGATTTGAGTTTTATAATATCTTAGACGAAGACGTTGTAATTAAAAAAGGAGAAAAATTAGGTCAAGGAATTATTATGAAGTTTGACAAAACTGAAGATGATTATATTTCAAATCCTTATAAAACAAGAGTTGGAGGCTTCGGCTCTACTGGAAAATAAAGAGTTGTACTCCATTTGAAAAATAAATTAAAATACGATATACTGTTATTATGAACAAATCACAATTGACTAAGTTTGTGTATGTCATTCAATTGAATAACAGTATTACTTTTTAGTCAGATTGTGAATAACAGTCTGATTTTTTATATAGAGGAGGCGAGAGACTGTATGTTAGAAGGGAATGTAACATTCGAAAAAATAATAGAAAAAACAAAACGTATGCTAGGAAAAAATTATAAAGGTGATAAAGAAATGGTCTCTGTTTATTCCGAATTATCTCCAATTGAAGGACACACAGATTCATTTTTAGCTATTTCTAATGGTGGTTTTACTAATGAAGAAATTACATTAATACAGGAAAAAACAAAAAATTATGCGTGGTGGGTAGCTAATCGTGGTTATTTAGTAGATAACACACGAAAAACAATTTCTGCGTTATTCATATATGGTTCAGAAATTGGTAGTGTTGTGCCAGATGTATTGAATTTTAACGGTTTGACTAATAATGGTTTTTATCTTCCCATAAACCGAACAAATATAAAAGGTGATGTAATTAATTCGTCAAACCATATATATGTTCAGTTTATGTTGGGAGAAGAACTAGTAAAATATGAAACTGATATGAATGGTACAAATAATGGGCGAATAGAAATAAATGGAGTTAATTATGAATTCTATCCAGGGCGTTTGTATCCAGAAGATAGAGTAGTTATTGAAAATAATGTAGTATATCCAATTTATTTAGTTTCTAATTTAGATTATTATTACATTCCTTTAGATGGAGAAGCAGAACCTTTAAATGGTGCTCATAATATGAATTTAACTGAAAAAAATAATTTGAAAATTTTAGAAGATGTGTGTGAACTAGTTATACATGAGGCAGCACAATGGACAAATAGAAATATAAATACAAGCTTTATGAATGAATGTTGGCCAATAATTGTGAAATGTGCTTGTATTGCGTATCTAAATAGAGGTGCGGAAGGATTAGGTTCACAATCTGAATTAGGTCAACAAAATGTTTATAATGACTGGGTAGCACTTATGCATCGACAAATAACAAATAGAAGATATGTTTTATAAATAAAATTTGCTAGATGGAGGTGAGACAAATGGAGCAGTTGATACAAAAATACATCAAGTATTTTTATGCTACATTAATTGGGGTCATTATAATACAAGCGATTGACATAATAATCACTACTGTGCAAGGTCGTACTGAGTGCAATACATTTATGCTGATATTTTTATCAATACTTAATATTGTTCTGCTAGCAAGTAGTTTGATTCATAACATAAAACAACAATTTACAGAATGTAAGATTAATGGCAAAATATTACGTCTTACTATTGCGGCACTTATTGTATTTCAAACCATGCTATGCTTTCAAAGAGAGTATAATTTAGTTTTATTAGGTAATAATTTTATGACATTAATAGTCATTGAAATTGTATTAAATTATAGAATAAAAAGTATTGAATATTTAGAAAAAAAAGCGTGTAAATTACTGAAGAATCCGACACCAAAATAAAGAAAGGGGAAAGCCAATGTCAGGAGTAGATATAGCAAATATAATAACTGTAGTAGTCGCTTTATTTGGTGGCGGTGTTGTAGGCGTAGTTATAAAAGCGTTTACTGAAAAAAAGAAACTTAATGCAGAAGCTAATAATACAAATATAAAAAGTTTATTAGAAATCGATCAACGTATGAACGAAAGAATGGCTAAACTAGAAGCAAGAGTGGCTAATTTAGAACAAGAAAATTATAAATTAAAGTCAGATAAATTAGCGTTAGAAAAAGAAACACATAGACTAGAAATATTAATAACAGAGCTAGAAACTGAGAAAAAAGAATTATACGAAGAAAATTGTGCTTTAAAATTAGAATTAGAAATATTCAAAGGAGGTAAAAATGAAAAATCAGTTGAATGAAGAACTTTCAATTCCAAATAAATTGTTACAAAAAGATGGAACTATTACTGATTTAGTTGGCAATACAATTGACAGTTCTACTGAACTTTATGATAGTAGACCCGCATTACCTAATAAGTTTTTAAATTCAGATGGTAGCTATTCTACTTTAGATGAAATATTAGGTAAAGTTGTAGACACCGATATCTTTATTGTAGTAGATACTTTACCTGAAACAGGTGAAGCAAATAAAATTTATTTAGTACCAAATAATATCGGTTCATTTGACGAATATTTTTGGAATAGCAAAAATCAATGGGACAAAATAGGTGCATTGAATGTTCCTATGCAAGCATTTTCAAATTATCCTACATTAGTTACAAATAAAACCACAGATGAGTTTTTTCAGAGTGTAAAAACTTTGAATTTACCAACAGGAACTTTATTGTTAGGTGGAACTACACTTACGGATATAAGTGATGTTGCTCCAGGTATGGGCAATGAAGAAATGAAAGTTGAAATTTATCCAAATAATATTATTAGAGGCATTATGAGTTCAACTAATATTTCACCTTATGAATGGACAATTCAGTGGGGTCAATCAAACGCTAAATGGATACCAACAGTAATTTCAAGTGGAACTGAAACACAAAAAATTAGTACAGACATAGTAGTAGATAGTGGAAAGTCTATCGCAGTAGCAAATGAAGATGGTACTTCATCATCTGCGTTATCTGCAAATAATGATGGTACAATAACTGCTACTGTAAAAGTTGGAGAAGAAACTACAACTGAACAAGTTGCTTATGTAAGTGACATAGATAAAAAAGTAACTCAAGTATTAGGAGGTGATTATTAATGGCTGATACAAGTAATTTAAGTCAATTTTTGACTGATGTTGCAGGCGCTATTAAAGAAAAGACTGGTAAAACTGATAAGATACCAGCTGCTAATTTTGATACAGAGATTAAAGCCATTGAGACAGGAGTAGATACGTCAGACGCAACTGCGGTGTCTATGGATATTATTGCTCCTAAAACAGCATATGTAAAAGGTAATAAAGTCACAGGAAGAATTATACCTACTTATGATACAAGTATTCCTTCAGAACTTGGTAGAAGTATTACTATGACAGATATAACTACTATAGATGAAATAAATTTAGATTATAATCTTGCTATAAGAGTTCATTCTACTACATCATTTAAAATTTATAAAGTAATTAATGATGTTATTTCTGAAGATAATGCTACAGTAATTACACCTACAATATTGGATAGTCTTACATTGTTAACTGGTTCAGGAAGATTAAACACTGTGAAAACTACAATAGAAGGAGTAGACTATTTAAGATGTTACATAATTTATCTTAATAGTGATAAAGCTTCAGGAATATATACATGCTTATTAAATCTTAATACATTAGAAATTACAAATGAATTTACAACAAGTACTATATTAGGTGGTACTAGTGATACTATTAAAACACATAAAATTGTTGTGGTTCCTGATAAAAATATTATATTTCTTACTCGTATAACTTATAATTCAGGTATAGTATGGACTTACACTTATTTGATAAATTTTAAGACTTTAAGCACATATACAAGCACAAAAGTAGTAGATACTTATATACAAGGATGGGCTGGTAATGCAACTGTAGATAATATTAGTATAGCACCTGATAAAAGAACTGTTGCATTATTTGCTCAATCTAAAATGACAGTACAATGTAATACGTTAATACTTAAACTTTCTACAGATGGAAGTAATTATACTACTTTAATGCCTAATAAACCAATTAAGGATAAGTATTTACAACTTATAGATGAAAACTATTATATTGAAGGTAATGCTATTAAATCTATCAGTACAAAAGCTCAAGTAGGTACTGCACCATTTACAGTAGCCTATAATACACAAAGTATTCTAATTGGTAAATATTATTACTACAGAACAATTGGTGCAGCAAATTGGTCTGTATATGAATGGGATAGTTTAGAAAAAACTTTAACTTCTGTGAATACTTTAGTTACTAGCGGCTTTGGATTATTACATTATACTAAAGAATTACTATATAAAACAACAGATAACTTATTAACTGGCTATGTTAACGATCCAACTAAAGGTGCTTTATCTAAACTTAATGTTTCAGGAGTTGACTTTTATAGTACACAATATGCAAATAATATAAGTACTTCGGATGTTCTTGTTGGTAAAAAGTACTATGATCAAAATGGATTACAAATTGGGACAATGCTAAATAATGGTGCATTAGAATATACTCCTTCTGAACAAGAACAAACTATACCAGCAGGATATACTTCAGGAGGAACTGTAAAGACTGTAGATTATAGTGATACATTAACACCAGCTGAATATACTACAGCATTAGCTACAGCAACTGAAATATTAACTGAGAGTGCACCTAAATACGTATCTGACGGATTAATTGCTCGTTATCCTTTATCAGAAGACACTAATAATAGTATAAATGGTTCTATGAATTTAACTAATTCAGGATTAACATTTGTAGATAATACATGCTATAATAATTCTACATCTAATATAGCTTCTACTACAACATTATCTAATATAGATTATAATAATTTTACTATATCTATATATGCTAAATCTACAGATACATCTTTGACATCAAAAGAACACGCTATGTTATTTGGTTTTTTTGGCACAAGTAATAATACAAGTTGTGCATTAAAAGCTTATTACGGTAAATTAGGTATTGAAAGATATAACAATAATAATATGGTATCTACTTACACAGTAAATCAAAATGAATGGCATAGATATACTGCAATTATTTCTAATGGTACTGTTACATTATATGTAGATACTGAACAAGTATTGCAAACTTCTATAAGCGGAATTACTCCTACTAGTTTAGGACTAATGAATTATACTAATCAAATAAGAATGGGCTGGATAGGATACGCATCAAACGCATTGATATATAATAGGGCACTTACTAGTGAAGAAATAATACAAAACTATTTAACTGATATAGGAGGTAAATTATCCTATACTGAATTAGAATATATAGAAAGTACAGGAACTCAATATATTGATACTGGTATACTTCCTGACGATACTACATTAACTGAGTTAACATTTAGCTTTACAGATAATACTACTAAACCTGTAGTATTAGGTTCAAGAAAAGCTTGGAAATCGCAGGGATATTTGGTTGGAGTCGATAATGATAATATGAGTAGAGGTTATTGGGTTCAATATGGAAGTAATGACTCCGGAGAATTATCTACTAAACCAGATAAACTTAAACATACAATAAAATTCTCTAAAACATTTATTTTAGACGATACTCAATTATATCAATTTACAAATTCAATGGGTACAGCTTATGCAAATATTGCTTTATTTGGAGCTTATGATGGAAGTACAACTACAGCCAAAACATGTGCTCAAAAAGTTTATAGTTGTAAAATATATCAAAATAATGTTTTAGTAAGAAACTTTATACCAGTTAAAAGAAATATAGATAATGTAATATGTTTATATGACAAAGTAACTAATACATTTTTTGAAAATGCTGGTACAGAAACTTTTATAGCAGGAGGTGCTGTATAATATGAAAGAATTACAAACAATTTTAAATAATATTTTAACAGATAAAAATACAAATCTTAAACCAGAAAATCTTAAGAAAGATGTTACTTGTTTAGGAGTAACTGGTACTTTAGAAGCTAGTACTAGTTCAGGAATAAAACAATTTAGTACTGTAGAAGAAATGAATGCTTCTACAGGAAATACAGAAGGAGATTTAGCTATTGTATATAGCAGTGAAGTACAAAACGCCACAGTAGCAGTAGATAGTAAGTTTCAAGTAGCAACATTTCCAAATATAGTAGTATTGGATAGTGCAATTACTAATTCTATAGAAGTAAGATACAGGGCTGTAGATAGTTCAATTGCATTTGATTGCATGGGAAGTTTAGATAGTTTTATGTTTAGAATGAATTGTTACACAGATAGTGGCGAGATAATAATACAATACGCAAGTTTAGATGGTATTACATATACTAGAACAGATACAACAGGAAATCCAATAGACTTCGGAACTAAAATATATTATGAAAATTCTGAAATGTGGAATGACGCTATAGGTAAATTTATAGAAGTAGGTTCTTCGTCTTTTAATGGAATATACAAATATAGTGGTACTATATGGGAGCTAGCTCCTACGGATTTAACTACTGCTGCAGACGAAGTTTATTTAACTAAATTTTATGGAGAAAATGGAGTAACTACTGGTACATTAACAACGAATGTATCTAATAGTTTTGCAGATACTAATGCAGCTGTATATAAAAAAGTTCAACAAGCTTATAATAATATGACACCTAGAGTATTAACTGATACTGATAAAACTATAGATAAAAGTATATATTTTATTCCAACTAATTCAAATGGTACTGTATTATTAGATACTAGTGCAGTAACTGATGCTAGGACTATGTTTCATGAGTGTAATAATTTAACAACTATACCATTATTAAATACAAGTAATATTATTGGTATGCAAAGTATGTTTGCTAGTTGTAGTAATTTAATAACTATACCATTGTTAAATACGAGTAAGGCTACTAATATGCATGGTATGTTTTATAGATGTACTAATTTAAGTGAAATACCTTTATTAGATACAAGCAAAGTTACTAATACACAGCACATGTTTTCTGAATGTATTAATTTAACTACAATACCTTTACTAAATACAAGCAATGTCGTTTATATGTATGGCATGTTTAATAAATGTACTAGTTTAATAACTATACCTTTATTAGACACAAGTAATGCAACTCAGATGGATAATATGTTTAAAACTTGTCCAGCTTTATCAAACGATAGTTTAAATAATATTTTAGCAATGTGTACTAATGCAGTTAAAATCACAGAAAATAAAACATTAGCCTTTATAGGACTTACACAAGAACAAGCGTCTAAATGTAAAACATTATCTAATTATTCAGCATTTATTGCGGCAGGTTGGACAACTGGTTATTAATACATTTTTAAGAAAAAATAGTTGATATTATTTTGAGTCTGTTATATAATAGTCTTATCTAAGTGGAATTAAATAATTCTGGTAGGTGAGAGGAGACGAAGTATTATGAATATATTAATTGTTGTTTTGTGTCAATTACCAGAAGCTATATTCTTTGCATTATTTATAATACTTGCTAAAAATATAAAAAAGAAAAGACTATTATTTACAGGACTTATGTGTTTGGAATATGTACTAATTATGATGTTATTTCAATATAACTGGTTATTTCATATAATTTATACAATAATGACATTTCTTACATTAAAAGTTTTGTATAAAGAAACTGCACAAATCACAGACATATTTATTTTGATGATAAGTTATATAATATTAATAGTCACAAGTGCTATTTGTGCTGTATTATTTAATTCTAATTTAGTTATTGCGACTATAATTAATAGAATTATAATTTTTGGATTACTAATAATATTTAAAAATAAATTTAGTAAAATTCAAAATTTATACAAAACATATTGGAATAGAAATGCAATTCCTAAGAAGAAAATAAAATCAACTACATTTCGCAGTTTGAATTTGGTTATATTTAATTTATTATTCTATATAATAAATATTGGTATGACAATTGCGCTATTGAAATGGAGGTGAGTAGAATGAATACATGGCCAAGTTTTTTCTGGTTATTTGATGAAAAAGAAGGTGAGTAATAATGAAAATTAATAAAACTCTTATTAGAGCTATAATTTTCAATGTAGCAGAAACAGCTCTTATTGTTTTAATAGGTATATTGTTGAAATTACCCATTAGTAATATTTTAATTATAATGTTAACATTTATGATTGCTAGGGGCTGTTTCGGCTCACCTTTACATTTTAAAGATTAGTATCGTTGCTTGATTTGGAGTTTGCTAATATTACTAAGTTTATTTGTATTGTTGAAAGTGGACTTGGTTCTTTCAGCATTATTTGCTATTTTTAGTGCATTTATCATGACAGGAAAGTCTAATATTAATGAAATTTATTTATGGACAGGAAAAGTAAGCAAATATGATGCATTAAAAGATTTTATCGCTGTAAGTCCAAATCACCCAATACTTCTTGAACATGAAGATTATTGGAGAAAAAATTATCCAATGAGATACGAAATTTTTGTGTTATATTTTAGAGAAAATCAAACTTATGAATATATTGCAAAACTAAAAGGTTTTGACGATAACACTGTTACTAAACGAGAATGTGCCACAATTTATTCTATTCTGGAACGTCCATTAGGACTTCCACCTGTTGAAAAATAAGATATATTATATATCTTATTTTTTTTATTATTTAGGAACCCTGACAATTTCATCTCTATTTGCGATATTATAAAAACAAAAAGGAGAGATAAAAATGTTTAATTCATATAATCAAAATCCATATTTTAATCCATATTTTAATTCTCAACAACCACAGATACCATCTACAAGATTTAATAACTTACAAGGAAAATCAATTGATAATTTAGAAGTAGTTAAAGCTATGGATATACCATTAGATGGTAGTATTAGTTATTTTCCGCTTGTAGACGGAAGTGCTATCGTGACGAAGCAATTACAACAAGACGGAACTAGTAAAATTACAATATTCAAACCAATAGAGGCAGAAGAAGCTACTTCAATTAAATATGCAACTATTGAAGATATTGAAACTAGAATAAACAATATTAAGTTTCCAGATATGAAGCCATTACAAGATGATATTAAAACATTGAAAAAACAAATTAGAATTTTGCTAGATAAGGAGGAATAGGTTTATGAATCCAATGCAATTATTGCAAAATTTTATAACAAAAGGACTTTCTCCACAAAAAATAGTCGAGCAAATGGTAAACAGCAATCCTATGATGGCAAACTTAATAAAAATGGCAAACTCTGGTGACACAAGGGGAGTAGAAAATTTTGCTAGAAATATGTTCAAAGAAAAAGGAAGAGATTTCGATAAAGAATTCTCTGAATTTAGAAAAAATTTTAAATAGGTTATTATAATAACAAATATAACAAAATTTTTAAAAAAGGAGGGAATACTATGAGTTATGCTGAAGGTTTATCTGCGTCAGATGTGGCTCTATTATCTAATTCTGGTCGAAATAACAATGACGGCTGGGGAAATGAAGGAGGAGCTTGGTGGATAATCATCTTTTTAATATTTGCTCTAGGTGGATTTGGAAATAACGGTTGGGGAAACAGAGGAGGAAATCAAGGCGGAGGTGCTGCTGATAACTATGTATTAGCTAGTGACTTTGCTACATTACAAAGACAACTTGACAGTGGCTTCAATAGAAATGGTCAAGCTATAAATCAAGTAAATCAAGGTTTATGCGACGGCTTCTATGCAATGAATACTGGAATGCTAAATGGTTTCAGTGGTGTACAGCAAACTTTATGCCAAGGCTTTGGAGGAGTAAATAGTGCCATTGCTCAAAATGGATACGAAACAAGACTTGGAATTCAAAATACTAATTCACAATTAGCAAATTGTTGCTGTGATATTCGCCAAGAGTTAGCTAGTGGTTTCTGTGGAGTAAATTCTTCAATCAAAGACACAAACTATAATATGGCTATGAACACAAACGCTCTTCAACAATCTATGTGTAATAGCACAAGAGATATAATCGAAAGCCAAAATAATGGTACAAGAGCAATCTTAGATGCTTTAACAGCTAATAGACTTGAAGATAAGAATGCACAAATACAAGCTCAACAAAATGAAATCAATGCTTTAAGATTAGCTGCTAGTCAAGAAAAACAAAATAATTACTTAGTAAATGAATTGAAGCCTTGTCCAATACCAGCATACATTACATGTAATCCATATCAATCATACGGGTTCACATATGCAAATAATGGCTGTGGATGCAACAATGGCTGCGGATGCTAATTAGATATTTAAGCAAAAATCTATTATAGATAACCTTATTAAAGGACTTGCAAAATAAAACAGAGGGTAGGCAAGTTCTATCCTCTAATTTTTATAAAGAAAGGAAGTATATTATTATGATACAATCATTTATAAATACAGTAACCCCTTTAACTAGTAATGATTCGTCAGTTGCATTCCAAAGAGACTGCATAAGAACTAATAGTTGCAATGGTTATGGTGGCTGGTTATGCCACAACGAGGGTTCAGCTAACTATAATATAACTAATGGTGGAATATACAAATTGAATTTTAATGCTACGGTCTCTAGTGCAACTGTTGGTACTGTCGCATTCGCTTTATTTCGTAATGGAGAACAAATTCCAGGAACATTGATGATTGAAACGATTTCTACAGCAGGAAATTATGCTAATATTGGAATAAACAAAGAAATTAGAGTATGTTGCAAAGAAAACACAAATATTTCAGTGAGAGCAGTCGCAACTGTTCCTACTCCAACTGCACCAGCAACTCCAATTACAACTCAAATACCAATCATAGGAAATGCTAATTTTGTTATTGACAGACGAAGCTAGGAGGGGTGTGTTATGGAAGAAAAAGAAGTTGTTGAAGAACAAAACACAATGCAATCTCTAAAAGAATTAGTTGAAACTGAATTAAAAGACATATTAAATATTGGTATTCAAGAAGATAATATTGATAATCTTGGGAAGTTAGTAGATATTCACAAGGATATTGAAAACGAAGAATACTGGAAAGAAAAAGAGGAGGTATATAAAATGAATTATAATTATGGTAATTATTATGGACCAGAAGATAATATGAGTGCTTCTTATGGCCGTAGAGGTGTTCCTGGTACAGGCAGAGGACGTGGAAGATATAGAGGACCAGAAGAAAAAATGCACGAAATGATGGAACATTATGGAAATTATTCAGCTGCTTCAGACGCTGCAAGTAGAGGTAATTATGGAGCAGAGCAAGATAGTATGCGAGCATTAGAATACATGCTTGAATCAGTTTGTCAATTTATGGATATGTTAGAAAGAGACGCTGGTTCTCAAGAAGAGACACAAATGATCAAAAAATATGCTAGAAAAATTGGAGAAAGATAATGTATAAGTTCTTAAATGTGAACCAAAACAATAATTTCGTAAATGACTGTGTCATCAGAGCTATATCTGTAGCAGAAAATGAAAGTTGGGGAGATACTTATGATGATTTGAGTAGAATTGCAAAGAAAAATGGGATTTTACTAGATGACGTAAATTTTGTTGAACCATTACTAGATTATAGATACGATAGAATTAAAATATATCCAGGTGACACAGTCCAAGATGTTTTAACCGATAATCCGAAAGGAACATATCTGGTCACAATGAATGGGCATATAACAGTTATAAAAGACGGAATTGTATATGACACATTTGATTGCAGAAATAGAATTGTAAGAAATGTTTGGGTGGTAAAATAGAGATTGGATTCAATCTCTATTTTTTTTTATAAAAACTATTTACAAAGTGAACAATATATATTATAATTAAAATTAGAAATAGATATGTCCTGGGGGCATACGAAATTGGTTTTTTAAATTTTATCGAGTTCGTAGCAAATGGGATGGGTAATATTTCTACACAATGTAACAGTTATGTAGTATTCCCATTTCGGTTGCTACGAACTTGTTTTAATTTAAAAAAATATTTTTAAAGGAGGAACAAATTATGGCAGCAGTAAATTACGCTGAAGCATACGAAAGAGCGTTAGCTCAAGCATATCCAAATGTGCTTAACTTTGGTGAGTTATATAATGTAGCTAATAACCAAGTTTACAAATTCGTAGATTCAAAAACAATTCATATTCCATCAATTTCTGTTAGTGGTAGAAAAAATGTTAACAGAGACGCAATAGATGGAAATTTCCAAAGAAATGTAGATAATAGTTTTGAAACAAAAACTTTAACATTCTACAGAGAGTGGTCAACAAGTATTGATCCAGCAGATGTTATGGATACTAATATGATATTAACTATAACAAATGCAACACAAGTGTTCAATGAAACACAAAAATTCCCAGAGAAAGATGCTTATACAATAAGCAAAATATACGCCGATTGGGTAGCAGAAGGAAAAACAGCAGATACAACTGCATTAACAGTTGATAATGTTTTACACGTATTTGACAAATTAATGGAAGCTATGGATGAAGCATTAGTACCTGCACAAGGAAGATTATTATATGTAACACCAGCTGTTAAAACATTATTAAAATCAGCTTCTCAAATAGGTTTATCAAGAAGCGTTCAAAGTGGAGAAAATACTATCAATAGAGTAGTTGATAGACTAGATGAAATCAAATTAATAACAGTGCCTTCATTCTTAATGAAGACTGCATATGATTTCACAACAGGATTTGCACCATCTGCAAGTGCTAAGCAAATTAATTTATTCTTAGTACATCCAAGTGCAATTTTAACACCAAATAAATACGCATTTGTTGGAATGGAAGCTCCAGCAGCAGGTACTAAAGGTGATTATATCTATTATGAAAAAGAATACGCTGATGTATTTATTTTAAATAATAGAACAGGTGCGATTGCATTTAACATAACAGACGGTACTGACGCTAGTCTTTAGTAATTAAATTGTAAATAGAGGAGGGAGGATATGTTATTAACAAAATTAACACCAGTAATATTATATAAATTGACATCTAAACGTGGATTAGACGGAGACATCATTGAAGAATATGAAAATATTTTTGAAGCTGATGGTGCGGTTCAGTATCTTGCGTCAGATGAAGTAGAATATAGTGCGTATGGTGCAAATTTGTTAAAAACATATCGTTTCAAATCTATTTACAATGATCTCGAATCATTTTTATTGGAGAAAACACAAAATTCTCCAGATAACTTAACAAAGTATTTAGTTGAGTGGAAAGGGCATAAATACGCTATTGTAAAAGTTACTCCATTATATATTGATATACAATGGAGGTGATAATATGGCAAAGCGAATGACACTTAGAGATAATATTGGTAGATTTCAGAAAATGGCTACTATTTATATTACTAAACAATTAGAACAAACTGCTGCTGACTTAGAAAAAGATGCTACAGTAATAGTTAAAGATAAATTACTTGAAACATATAAAACTAATGTATTGGCTTCATATTCACCAAGGTCTGAAGTGGGAATAGAAACAAAAACTTATAATGACTACCAAAAACATCGTGAGGAAAAATATAAAAAACGTCTTCATAAAAAAACACTAACTTATCGCCATACTAATACGTTTTTAGATGCAGTTAAAATAAAAGTAGAAGATAAAGTTGTAAAGATTATTATTGATGGAGATAAGACTTACGAAGATGGAACACCTGCCACAGAAGTATACGAGTATTTAGTAAAAGGTACTAACGGAGGAGATAGCACTTATGCTTATCAAACCAAAGATGGTATAACAGGAGCTCGAAATTATCCTACACCACGACATTTATTTGAGGAACATACTAAAGAACAAATGAAAGGTTTTTTGGATAATTTAGAAGGTGAAATTCTAAACAATAAAAAATATAATAGCAGAAGATATACAAAGAAGAGGAGGTAGTAACGAATGGCTTTAGTTAATAATCTTCGTAAAATGATACAAGCAAAATTAAATGAAATTGAAGGTTTAGAAGCTGGAATCATCGTTGCTCAAGACCTTGTTGAAACTGGTAGATATTACTTCGGTTATGATATTCGTATAAGTTTAAATAAAAGAGATTTATCTTATGATAATGAACAATATACCATTTCAATAGTTGGGTACTTATCTACAAAAGGTGGTACACAAGCCGAGTTTGATGAAAAGTTAGACGCTATTTGTGATAAATTAGGAGAGTTAAGATTTAGACCAACGACACAAGATAGTCCAATAACATCAGACACAGGCTATCGAGAATGTATGTTAACCGCATATGCTCAAGCTAATACATTGGAAAGAAGTCTTAGATAGTTTCTATTCAACTAAATACTTTGTTAAGAAAAAAAAATATTATATAGGAGGTAAAATTATGGACCCAGATGCAAAAGTTCAAGTAGCCACACTTGGTACTGCGTTGTATTATACAACTACAACAGGTAAATTTATAGGACAAAATGGTTCTTATGATCCAGACCAATTAATGACTACTTTACAAGGTTATACAAGAGTATATGGTTTGGCAAGTACACCAGACTTTGGTGGGCAACCAAACACAATAGACACAACGACACTTGATAATACTAAGGCTGAAACATCAGTATTAGGATTACAACCAGCAGCAGAAGTAACATATGAAATTAATATGATGACTTTCGCTGATGTACCAAAAGGTGTTCAACACAATTTACGTGCAGTAAAAGCAATGGCTGACGATAAAGTGAAAGCTCACTGGATAGTTGTAAAAGCTTCAGGAGTTATAATTGAATATGATGCTGTAACAAACATTTCTTATACAGCTGACGCTCAACAAGATATTGAAAAATTCAGTATCTATCATGACGTTAAATCTGATATAGCTGTTTCATTACCAGCAGAATCAAAATCAAGTTTATAATAATTAACTAAACTTCGGTGGGCAGTTTAGCCAAATCAATCTTCGGGCGTTTACATCCACCATTTTTTAAATAATAGGAGGATTAAAACTATGGACAATGTAGTAATAATTAAAATTGAAGAAATTGAATATGAGTTTAAATTAAAGAGCTCATCTATTTTATATTTAGAAAAGAAATTAGGAAGAAACATATTTGAAGCGTTCCAAAGCCCAGACTTTACAGTAATGTGTAATATTTTTTATGCTTGTGCTAGTGACGCTTGTAAATTAAAATATAAAAATGAAGGGGATTTATTTGACGCATTATTAGCTGAATATGGTATGCAAGAATTAGCAGAAAAATATTTAGCTGAGATTGTTCAAAAATCAGGATTGGTACAGAAACAACAAGAAATACCAACACCCAGTGGAGAAAATAAAGAGAAAACTTGGAATAAGTAAAATTTTTGAAGAAGAAAATAAGTATGACCCATTAGCAGGATTTCACACGGTTCACGATTTATATGCTGAATTAGTGAAGCAAGGCTGTGAGTTGAAAGACCTTTATGATTATTCCTGTAAAGAGTTATTATTTATCTTAAAATATAAACGTGAAGGTTTGGCTTATAAACTTTGGCGTGCAGGCAGTATGAGTAGAGCTGCATTTGGTGCAAAGGTTTATCCAGGTAAAATGGAAGAAGCTATACCAGAGTTGTTTGAAAAGAAGACTCAAAATGCTCCAATGCCAGAATGGCTAAGAGCTGATTATGAGAAAAAGATAAATAAATCTGTGAAAAAATCACCTGGATTATTGGGTAAGTAAAAAGATAGATTTAGGTTGTAGGAGGTAGTAAATATGGCTGATAAAGAGACAGGATTAAATATTCCCGTCAGTGCTGTCGCTGACAAAAATAGTGCTAAGGAGGCTGTAAATGAGCTAACTAAGGACGTCCTAAGTTCTCTAAAAGACGGCTATATTGAAATTCCTGCGGAATTAAAAGTACCTATAAAAGGTGCTTCAAAAGATTTAGCGAAAGCCCAGAAGGACGTTATACAACAATGGGAAAGAACGTTCCGAGAGGGCTTTTCTTCGTCTGCAAAAGACTTAGACGCCCTAACTGAAGCATATCAAAGGTTTAAAAAGTTAACAGGTCAACAGCACAAGGCTGGTACAAAACAGTCAAAAGGAATAAGTGCTATAATGGGCGACCAAATACAAGCATACTCTATATCTAAAAAGGACGTCCAAGCAAGAAGAACTGAATTTAAAAAACAAATTGAAAAAGCGCAAAAGCGTGGTACAAAGCAAGGTATGACTTCTGATGAAAAGAAATTACTGAAAGAAGAAATCGACCACGCAATTGCGCAAGAATATAAAAGAAAAGGTTATGGTAAGTTAAGCAAAGACCTTGGTAGGGGTGCAAGCAGAGCTAAAGCTGCAACACCAGGTTCACCTATTAATTTAGGACTTCGTTCACCAGCAATGGGAGGACCATATGTAAGTGAACATACTCTTCGTATGAGTGAGCTTAGTCCTTATAGAAATATAGATGAAGTTAGAAGAGCAAAAGAACAACAAGAAATAAGAAGAGTAGAAAGAGCTAGTTTAACTTCTCGTAGAGCTACAACAGAAGAAATTGAAAGTTCAAAACAAAGAGCAAAACAACGTGAAGCAGCCGGAAGATCTCAAAGTGGTACAGAATACGAATTAATTAAAAAAGCATTACTTACTGAATTAGCAAAAATTCAAGGTGGATTAATCAAAGGTAGACCAGACGCAACTTCACAAAAATTAATTGACCAAGTATTAGCTAATTTAACATACGATGAACAAAAAGGTGTTGACCCATTAAAGAGCATAATGGGAATACATAATATGCTTCAAAAAAGATATGATACTAAAGGTAGCATTGGTATCACAGATGGAAGTGTAAAAGGTGAAGGACCTAATCAAAAAGAAGCTAATGAAACTTTAACACAAATTTATAAAATATTAGGACAATTCATAGACACAAGGCGAGCAATTGTAGACAATGTATCAGCAATCAAATCAACATTACTTAGCGGTAATACTTCTCGTAATGGAAGTGCTTATGAACAAACGTTAGCTAAAATACAGAATTCAGAACAAATGAAATCTATGAAAGAATCTCTTAATCCAATAGGAAGCAAGATAGATGCTACAAATAGATTTGTTAAAATAGGTAATACTAAAGAAGCTGTAGATAATGGTAATGAGCAAAAAATTAGTAGAGAAAATAAAGACATAAATAGAGATACAGCCAAAGCAGTAAAAATAGATGTTAAAACTGGGTTTAATACAGACGCTAAAGCAGATGAGTTAATAGGATTAGTTAGAAGTATTTTGCAACAATTACAACATGTTATACCATCACAATCTACCTCATCAAAGTCAACCATGGAAACAAGATCTTTGGGCGAATTACGAGATGTATTTAAAAATGCAGGTTTGACCAGAGATCAAATAGAACAAAAATTAGCATATATTTCTAACATACGTAAAGGTAAAGTTGATAAACCAAATAATTCTATAACAAATGGTCCAACTCCACCAATAGGTTTAACAGGAGAAATAGAACCATATCAAAATAAAGTTCAAAAATCAAATATCTACGCTTCTCCATTTAGACAAGGCCCATTTAAAGCATTAAATGACGCATTTTTAAAATTAACTAAAGTGACAAGAGGATACGCTAAAATACTAAACGCAAATGCAGATGAACAAGATCGAATAGCCGCAGAACGTATTGAAACTTGGGGGCTAAGTAATGGTAGAAATCCAAATGATACTGGTGATATAGCTGGTATGAGACGTATACTTGAATTATATAGAACAAATAAAGCAGGTATTGATCAAAATCCAGAATTAATGCAAAACATAAAATTAACGCCAGGTAGAGAAGTAAATACAACTGAAATAACAAAAGTTTTAAATAAAGCTTTTTCTGGCCGACAAATGAAAAACGCTTATAATGGTGGTGGATTTTTAAAAAATTTATTGGGCTTTGGGACTATGGGACTAGGATACGCATTTATGCCATCACTTGAAAAGTCTCGTGCGCAAGCAGATGGTTTAAATCAAATGCTAAGTGTAATTAATAAAGCCTTACAATCAGTGTTGATTACAATTCAAACTAAAGAAACAGAATTATCTGGTATGGAAAAAGCTGGTCAAGTTAGATTTGATAAAGAAGGTAATTTAGTTTATGGTACAAGTGCAGCTAAAAAAACTTTAGCTGACTTAGAAGAAGAAAAAGTAATATTAGATTCTATACAAGCCGATTTACTAGAAAATGATAAGATAGTGAAAAAGACTGGTGGAAATTTCGGACTAATGATAAAATATTTGAATTTTGCTTCTCCTGCATTAAAAGAATGTGATGGTATTTTAAGAAATTTGAATTCAGGTTTTGATAAGAATGGAAAAGCATTAAAATTTCAAAATAGGTTAGCTGAAATATTAAATTATACATACCAACTTATGTCTCGTAGTATTGGACAAATGTTTAAAAATTGGATGAGTATGATTAGTCCAATAAATGTCGTTAAAAAAGCTTTCACTGATTTTATGAATTATAATGTGAAATGGCAAAGAACTATGAATGTCATTAAATATAATTTGAGAGCAATTGGAAGAACTTTAATGGATGATATTGCTCAAAAATTAGTAAATATTATAGGTTTCTTTGATATAATTTCAATGAAAATACAGTCTGCATTTGGAAAAATGCCAATTAGCTTATTTGACCAGGCAGCGGCTAATAGTGAAAAAATTCATGAAGAATTAGAGGCTGGAGCAAATGTTACAGCAGGTTTTGATGAATTACATGATATAGGTTCAGATAATACTGGAGCAAATGATTTATTAGGAGAAATTTATAAACCGAAATTATCACCAGAATGGAAAAAACTTGCTAATGATATAGGTGATTTATTCGCACATGTAATCAAAGGTGATATGGGCTTCGGTGAAGTAATGGCGACTATTATAAAATTATTAGGTGAAACATTAGTATTATTAGCTAAGACTATATGGGAGTGGTTTAAAAACACAGCTATAGGTAAATATCTTATTGAACATTGGAAAGATATACTAGGAACAATTTTAACAATTTTCTTAGGTTGGAAGTTATTAAAAATTGCAGGAAAATTATTATTTGACGCATTATTTGGAAATTTCACTATAAGTGGAATAAGTGGTGTATTTAGTAAAATTGGTGGTTGGATAACTAAATTCTTAAGTGGTTCAATAATTGGAAAAGGCATATTAAACTTTGGCTTAGGAATAAAGGAAGGATTAGTTAGTGTATTTACTGGAAAAGGTGGTTTAATTTCTACATTAGGCAGTATATTTAAAGGTCACGAAGCAATTACTGCTTTTGGTGCTTGGGGTGAAACATTAGGAGCCTTATTTATACAAGGATTTGGTGTAGCGTTAGGTGGACTAATGGTTGGAAAAGGCTTTAGTATGGTAGCTGATAATACCTCTTACAACGAAGCATTAATGTCTAACGGTGGAAAAGAAACAGATAAAAAATCAAATTTCTTTGGTAAAGCATTAGGTACTATTGGTGGAGCAGTAGCAGGAGGATTTTTAATTGGAGGGCCAATAGGTGCTGCAATTGGTGCCATTAGTGGGTTACTTATTACTTCGTTAGCTCCTGCATTTGAAAAAGCAACAATAAGTGCTAAAAATATGAACAACGAAATGCAAAAAATTGAATATTATGAAGGAGCTGTACAAGGTGCACAATCATCAGTTAATATATTTACTGAACAACTTAATTTACTAAAACAATCATTAGATTTAAGTACTCAAAGTGTATATGACCAAGGAGAAAAACTTGGTATAACTAAAACTCGTATGGATGAATTAGTAACAGCTACACAAAATGGAACATTTACCACAGGAATGCTAACTGGGGCAGAAACTGCATTATCTGGAAGTTTAACTGACTTAGCACAAAAACAAGAACATACTACAGAAGTTAGTAAAAAATTAGAAGAAGCACAAAAAAAATTATTAAAAGCACAAACAGAATTATCTATTGCACAAGATATAGAAGCTGGAAATTTTGAAGTTGCCGCAGCAAGAATTGAAGTTGCAGAAATGCAAGGTGTATATACAACCGAAGACGCAACAGCAAAACGTATTCAATTATATAAACAAGGCAGTGAAGAAGAACGAAAAAATTTACTTCAAAATTTAACTGCTGATCAAAGAAAAAAAATGTTAGAATACAATGCTGTTACAGATAGTGAATTAAAGCAATTAAACACTTTGTGGCATAATTCTAGTGATGAAATAAAAAGAATTTTTACAGATAGTATAGATCAAGAAACAATAAACGAATTTAATCGTAGGTTAAATAGTATTGATAGTGTAATGGCAGAACATACTGGTTTTTGGCAAGGTGTCGGAGATACAATAGCAGAAATTTTTACTTTGGGTCATGCAACAACTCACACATATAATAAAGAAGACGCTGCATATAAAGAAATTGCACATAGATTAAACACAGGTACAATTAGTAAAGACCAAGTCGATGAAAGTGTTCTTAATGAACTAAGACGAAGAAAATTAATTGCGTTTGAAGTAGGAACAAATTATGTTCCAAGTACAGGGCTTGCTTATTTACATCAAGGTGAAGCAGTTATACCTAAAAAATACAATAAACCATATGAACCAGCAGGAATGTCTATGGAAGAACAATTATATATGAAACAAATGATGAACACAATGAAATCATTAGATGATACAATGAAACAAGGTATTCCTGTAAGTGGACAATTTGTGCAAAGAGGTAGTGATTTAGTTGCAGTAGTAAACAAAACTAAATCACAAACAGGAGCAGATTTATTAAGTAATGTTGCGTATGCAAGATAAAGGAGGTATATGAAATGGCAGATTACATACCAGATAATGGTTGGGGAGGATTATCAAAATATCAATATGAGGACCATAGGCATATGCCTCTATTGATTATAAATGGATATATTCCGCCAGACAATTTCAAATATGGATATACAGAAAGTACTGAACAATTAGTGAAGTCACAAAGAAATTCAAAAGGTGTGGTTGTGGCACAAAAAGTTGGAGAAGCATATGATAATTCTACAGGAAAACGATTACTAAAATTCGATGGATTAGAATGGCCCTTACTACCGAACAGTGATTATAGATGGTTACAAGAACAAATAGAAAAATTTTATTGTTATGTAACATTCTATGATGCCAGAGCGGGCTACACACCCATTCAAGGAACTGATTATTCTGTAGGAGCACAAACAGCAGGAGCATTTGTTACGAAAAAATTTTATTGGGGAGATTTTTCTGCTGAGCCATGGAAATTTGAAAGAGATACTGATAATGGAGTATTAGTTCCTTCATATTATATTAATGTAAAAGTAAATTTAATTGACTGTGGTGAACCATATTTGAAACCAACAGATCCTAATTATTGTGACCCTAGTAATGCAAAACCTCCATACCAAGGTTCTAGTCAGTGGCCTACAGATTATTAATAGAAAGGAGCCATTATGTTAAATTTAACACAAACAGACTTAAATGAATCATTACGTGGACTAACAAACGTAGATATTATGATGTTTTTACCAAACAAAAATGTTGCTTTTCCAAAAAATGCAGTAGCATTGAATACTAAAGCATTATCTTATACAAGTAACTTACAGTCCATGTTGGAATTTTCAAATTTACCACAAGCTAATATTGCTACATTTGAAAATAATTCTTGGATATTAGATCGGTAGTTTTATATCTCCATCTGAAACTTATAGTGGGGGAGGAGATAGTTATACCGGGTATATATCTAATGACTTAACCGACGATAATGGTAATTACACAACAAATCCTATTTTAAGTGTAACCTTATCTGCAACAGTACCAAATATAGAATATATTTCTATAAAATTTGCAGGAGGAATTGATAGTAGTTACCCTAAAACATTTAAAATACGAACATACAATGATACTAATAATTTAATTGAAGAGCATATATTTGATATGTCTAAGCAAACAGATCTACCATTATTAGTGGCAGAAATACAAAATACTAATGTGAGTAAAGTAGAATTTGAATTTGTCGGAACAGTATGCCCACATAGACGTTCAAGATTAAATAAAATAATGTTTGGAAAAGTTGAACAAGTTGAACCTCATTATCTACAATCTTGGCAAGTAAATGATAAAGCTTCTTTGGTTGCAGATAGTATTCCAACTAAAACACTAACTTATAGTATCATAGATTATAATGGAGAATATAATATAGATTATCCAGGAAATAAAATCCCAAAAAATTATAATGATGTATTGATATTATTTACATTTTCCATGGAAAAAAATAATTTATGGAAATATGCTCCTACTAAAATATTTAATTTAACTGATATATCTACGTCTTCTGATGGAATAGTAACATTTAGTTGTGGGTCATTACTTGATATTTTGACTGAAACATATGACCGTGATATTTATAATGGAGAAAGAACCATTGATGATGTAATTAAAAAATTATTAGCATTTTCAGGAGTAGGTATAGATCAATGTGAATTAAATGAATTTGCAACATATAAAATTAATATACCTTTACCTGAAAGCCCAGTACGAGAAATAATACAGAGATTAGCATTTTCTTGTGGAGCAACATTAACCGTAAATGACAATAATAAAATTATATTTTCTCAAAAAAATATAATTCCAACATCTAATACATCAAAGTTTATGTTTCATCAACCAAATCCATTTAATTCTGCGGGAGTATTATTAGAAGAACCCAAAGCCGAGGCACTGTCTAACACTAAAAACATAGCAATGTATTCATATGATTCAGCAATTAATGATGCAATTTCAGATTTAGGAACTACTAATATTTCAACTGTAAATCAAACTAAAGTAACTTTTTCTCCAGCAAAAGGGAGTGTACAATTTGACACTTTAGCTATCCAAAAACAATTCGCGTCTCTTACTGTATTAGAAAGTTACTCTCAGCATGCAGTTGTTCGAGTTAGTTGGAATGAAAATGCTACATTACCAATAAAACTAACTGCACAAGGGCAAAAAGTTGAAACTTCCAAATCCTTACCAATAACAGTAAATACAGATACATTACTATTAGATTCTGGCTTAGCATTAGAAAAACCTATAAATTTAAAAAGAAATGAATGTAAAGACCCTGAATTAGCAAAATGTACATTCTTTTATGATGATTGGTATGGTGCAAAATTCAAATATATATGTAAAACTAGAAATGAATATTTAGTTAACGCAGGAGATATAATATATTTTGAAACTCAATATTCAAATGAAAAGCCAGATCGTGTAGGATATGTGTTAAGTAACTCTTATTCTAGTAATAGTAATAGTGGTGAAATGGAGGTGGTTAGATTAGATGGGAACAACTAAATATATAACTCCAATTATGAATAGAACACAAACAGATGTAACATACGCACGACAACATCAGACTGACTTGCAAAATAAAAATAAAGGAGCATGGAATTATACAGATTGTAACCGAGTATGCAACAATTTAAAATATGCAGCTGAATATATGTATGAGCGAGGTTTTTTGACTAAACCTTATTCTATGCAAATAAAATTAGACTGGAAAGAAACTGATATTATTACTTATGAAACTTTAAACTCAATGATTGTAAATAATATGAACAATTTAAAAACTTATTCTCGATCAGATTTAACTTGGTATCCAATTGCAATGATTGCAAATATGGATTATAACATAGCAAATAGGATAGAAAGAAATATAAATGCGTTAGCTACACAAGTACCTATGCCACTAGATAAATATAAACTAACAGTAAAAAATGGAACAGGTTCTGGAGAATATGAAGCAAACACAATGGTAGAAATTAAAGCAAATGATCCAGAAGAAGGTATGATATTTAGTTCTTGGAGTGGTAACCATTTAGAAAATATAACAAATGCTACCGCAATGATCACGACTTATAAAATGCCATATCAAGATATTATATTACAAGCTAATTATACTAATGCAATCCCTCATAGACTTACTGTAATAACACATACACAAACACAAGTATACAATCTTTCTATGGGAGAAATTCAATATATTGAAGCAGACCCTGCACCACAAGGTAAAGTTTTCCATCATTGGGAAGTGGAACCAAATACTTATAACGATAAACTATATGAGCCAGCTGCTACTACCCATTTTACAATGCCAAATGAAGCTGTGACACTTACTGCTATATATATTACTAAAGGAGAAAAACAATTAAAAGTAATAAATGGTAATGGTTCTGGCTATTATGAATATGATACTTACGCAGGAATAAGCTCTAGTAAACCTATAAACAGTGTGTTCACTCAATGGACGGGTGATACACAATATCTAACTAGTCCTGCAACGCAAGAATATAATTCTATAAAAATACCAGATGTAAATTTAATCACTGTTAGAGCTAATTGGGCATTAATACCAGCAACAAACATTAAACTTACTGTAGTAAATGGAATAATTGCTTCTACTGGAGAAACAGAAGGTGTATTCACACAAGGAGATGAAGTTACTGTTATTGCTAATACTATTCCAGAAGGACAAATATTTGATAGTTGGACAGGAGAAGGAGAAGATGGTAGTATATCAAATGCAAATCTTACAACTGCGATTGTAACTATTGGGGCAAGTGATATAACTGTTACTGCAACATATCGAACTCCAGAATATCATACATTAATCGTATCTACCAGTAATGGTACAAGTTCTGTGTCAAAAGAAAAATTTGAATATTTTTCAGTAAATGCTGAACCTGCTCCTATAGGACAAACTTTTGAAAAATGGACTGGAGACACTCACACATTTAATCAACCTGCTGGGAAACGGATTTCAAATTAATGAACCTCAGACTGGAACTTATATGGGGTCTTCTGATAGAAATATTACTGCAAAATATCGACCTATAAATTCTCATACGCTTACTGTAAAACAATTAAGTGGTGATGTAACATATGAACAATCTGAATTTACTACTATTTCGATTACCGCAGATGACGCTCCAGAAGGAAAACGTTTTGTTCGTTGGACTAAATCAGGAGAAGGTACAATTCAAAATGAAAATACATCAAAGACTATAACATTTGAATTTGGTAATGGAGACGCAACACTAACTCCTGTATATGTAAATGTTTGGACAATTACGGTCATCAATGGTACAATAGATGGTAAAAATAGTGCAACTTTAGATGAAGGAGAAACTTATACATTAGCGGTTAAAGACTTACTAATTTATGAAAAATTTGATGGCTGGACATTAGATGGGTCTGGTACAATCACTAATATTGCAGCAATTAAAACAAAATTTAAAGTTGGAACTGGAAATGCTACAATTACAGCTAGTATTTCACAATATCCAGATAAAACATTTACTGTATATTGGAGAGATCCAGAAACAAATGTTGATACATTAGTATCTCAAAAAACCTATATTTATGGAACAAGAATAACAAATGTGACAGCACATGTTGCTCCTAATAAAACTACTTTTTTAACTTGGTTAGGAGATGTCAGCTTGCTTTCACCTTCTGCATTAGCTTCTACAATAAATATTGACGCACTTACTGCGGATACAACAATAATTGCTACATATTATTATCCAGAAGCACCAGAATATTATAGTTTAACTGTGTATGATGGATACCCTGAAAGTGGAGAATATGCGTCAGGATCACAAATTACTATAACAGCTAAAACACCAAATGAAGGCTGGGAATTTTATAAATGGTATGGAGATACTCAATATTTAGTAAATCCAGATTTAAGTTTAGCAGAAAATGCAGTTATAATGCCTGCACAGGCTATTACATTATATGCAAAATTTAAAGTTGTTGGTGAATTACCATTATATCGTGTTAGTGTAAGTAATGGTAAAGCAAGTGGAACATATTACACAGGTGAAGGTGACAGTCAGATTACACATGATGAATCGGGTGTGTATATAGATGTACCAGCAGGAATAGAAATCACATTAACCGCAGAATCTGATTTAGTTGATTGGACATTTAGTTATTGGGACGGAAATTTTGAACAAGCTGGCGTTACAGATATAATCACAACAAATAGAAATCCAGTGTTCACTATGCCAGAAAGTGATATAAACGCTCAAATGATCCGTAGAAAAAAACATATGTGTACGGTACATACAACTAACGCTACAGGTCCTAATACAGCCTATGGAGAAGGTAATGTATACCCAATTTCAGGAAATCTTCAAGATACAGATGATTATCATTATAAATTTGAAGGATGGACATGTATTGATGCTGATGGAAATGATTGCATAAATGCGATTAAAGATCCTACTTCTGTAGTAACTGAGATAACTTTAACCGATAAAGATTTATGGATTGAAGCAGTATATACAACTTATTATAAATTAACAGTTATAGAAGGGCAAGATGACGGAGACGGTTATTATTGTGAAAATCAAACAGTAAACAGCGTATATGCAAATGCTCCAACACCATCTAGTCGATTACAATTCGATCATTGGGACGACCCAATGGGTATAATTAAAAATATATATGATCCGACTCCAACTATTATTATGAAAAATACAATAGCTACAATTACAGCGGTGTTCATTTCTATTGATGCAAAAGGAAATAGTATTGCAGTTACTGGAGATGATATTCATGATAAATTAATTACTCGTCATGATTCTTACTTGGTCAATGGAATTTATGCAGTTGGAACAATTGTGTTTGACAAAGATGGCTGTATAGGAGTTATTACGAAAGTAGACCCAGACAACAATGATGATACAGATGACTTTTTAGTTGAAAAATTATTTTATGGAGGTAACTTTTAATGGTTAATAATGTAGGAAAAACTACTCAAACTTTAAATACAAACTTAGGAGAAACTACACCATTTACCACTAGTGAGAATATAACTATTCTCACTGGTGAAATTGGAAAAGGACTATTATTATTTGACAATGCAGGAACTTTAGGTGTAATTTCAGATTACACAAATGATACTAGTTTTATCGTAACAACTTACGCATTATCAATTGATATTCAAACTATTTTGAATTTAAGTTATTAAAAAGGAGAAATTAAAATGAGTGAACAAATAAATCATCCTCAACATTATAATGCTGGAAGAATAGAAGCAATAGATGTAATTGAAGATTGGAAATTAAATTTTTCATTGGGTTGTGTTATAAAATATCTTTGTCGAGCAGAATATAAAGACTCAACCATTCAAGATTTGGAAAAAGCGTCATGGTATTTGAATAGAGAAATACAAAGACGTAAAAACGAGAAAGTTACGTAAAAATGACCTTTTAAAATCCATTTTTAGCCGTTTAAAAACTTAAATAATATAACTTGCCGTCTAAGGTATAAAATCATTTATATAGGCATTTAAAAGCTTATACAGCGATTTACCATTTTTTAGGTTATTTTTAAGCATATTTATGCTTAATTTTAATAAATTTTTATATTTATTTATAAAAATAAGAGGAGGGTTATTTATGAGTAGTAATAAAAGAGCGAAGGAAGAATTGATAAGGCGTTATGGGGCAGAATGTTTCATTGAAAAATTGAAATTAAGAAAAGATTCTGAACCTAAACGATATACTGGCAAAGGACAAAGAGCTAGAATGAAACAACTCACATATCATCATATAGAAATGAAAAAAGATGGTGGAAAAGCTACAGTAGAAAATGGAGCTTTATTATCTGCTGAAAATCATGCCTGGTTCCATAAACAAAATCCTCAAACACAAGCAGCCATGAACGCAATGTTTCAAGATTACAAAAAACATTATACTGAATGCGAAGTAGTGTTTGTAGACAAATTAAATCTAGGTTTTGAAATTAAAGCGATGGAATTTCATATTGGAGATAAAGAATTACGAACAGAAAAATACAATCGTGCAAAAGAAAAAACTGCATTTCAAAAAAGAGTGGACGAAGAATTAGATAGATGAAAATAAGACGCATTTATGCGTCTTATTCTGTTCACTTTTTAAATTTACGCTAAAGTTAAATCTCTATTTTTGAAAGCTCCGTTTGTTTTTATTTCTAAGTTTACTCTTGTTCCAACTAAACGTTCTGCCCCACTAATGAAATCACTTAATGTAGTTCCAGCTATTCCTAATTTTTTCAATTGAGTTACAGCTCTTGCTACAGCAGTCTGAGTTGCTTTTAAATCTTTGCCTGCTAGCATTAAATAAACCCATTCTTTTCTCTTTTCGTCAAGAGTAACAACTATTTCCATCATAGGTCTACCCGTATTTTTTGAGTTTTTTGTAGAAACTTTTTCAATTTCACCTATATAATTACCATCTGGTAATTCTTCAAAATTGCTAGTATAATCTTCAACTTTTTCTACGCCACCCATATCTTTGAATATAGCGTCTAATTCTTTTAAATCTTCATTATCCATTTTTCATTCTCCTTTTCTTTTTTATCCTATTACTGATTTTCTTTTAGGAATTATTTCTTCTTTTTTAGCATAAGTATCTTCAATTTTAGTTTCACCAGTCATTATTTTTTCTGCATCAAATTTTTTTGAAGATATTATGAAGTTTTCGTCGAATGCTTTTTTAGTTAGTGGTATAGCTGTAGATTTTATTGCTAATCTTGAACCACCAAATTCGTCATCAGAGTTTGAAATATGAAGCTCATATTTCGCTTCTCCACTTTCACTTATTGATTTTACTGTTCTTGCTATAATACCCATTAATCCAGACATTTGGTCTCTAAGTTTTTCTTCGAAAACTGGTTGGAATTTAGAAATTTCTCTACCGAATTTATTTTTTTCAATTACTTCTTGTTCGTGTGAAATAAACATTACATTGTCAAAGCTATTTGCTATATTGAAAATACTTTCCCATAAGAAACTTCTTAGCATAGTATAACCTTTATATGCGATTTCAGACTCGTGCTCAACTTTGTTTTTATCACACCAGTAAAATCTCAAGTAGTCAATTAAATATGAAGTAGTGTCAACTATAACCCATTTTGGATTAATTGATTTTAATTTTGCGATTGCGTCATTCAACTCTGTATAATTTCTAACCCTTAATATCTTATCAGGAGCGAATGTATATTCTGCATTACCGTCAGTTGAAATTATATATGCGTCTTCAAATTGACTTGCAAATGTGGTTTTACCTGACATTACCTTTCCATATAACCATACTTTCATCCTGTATTCCTCCTTTCTTTGATAATAAAAATAGACCCTTTGAAGGTCTACAGGATTTTAATTTATTATGAGATATTTATTATCCATTTATTCTGCGTTTAATCCTGTAAACGACTTACTTGTTCTATATGAGAATATTTTACAATAAAAAAATAAAAAAGTCAATAGTTTTATTGGCTTTTTAAAAAAAAATATTTTGATATTGATTGCTGGCTCAATATCGAAAGCCTCGAGACATGTGTAAACAATAATTTCACATTCACATATAATAGTATACCATAACATTTATGTTTTGTCAATAGGCTCGTCATCTTTTTTTTTTATTGTAAGATCTGAATAGTCTTTCTATATTTCATTTATTTCATCTTACTTAATTTTTTTCTTACTTCATTGAACAAAAATGATAAATAATTACTATGTATTCCTAGCTTTTCTGCATAATATCCAGGGTCCGTGTCATGGATATGAGTATTGAAACCGAATGAACCAAATCCTATAACACTAATTATTAAATCTGTTGCTAAAATATCTCTTTGATGGCGGCCTAAATTATTAAAATTATATGTAAATACTACATCATATTGTGAGTACTCAGGTTCAATTTGAATATTCATAAGAAGACTACTATTTTCTTTTAAGTTACTCACTACCACATCCGCAACATGATTTATCTCATTTTTTATTTCTTCATCTATTTCCATTTTTATCATCTCTTTTCTTATTTGTAACTCTTCCATTTATAATATAATTCCCTGTTTCAGTACGAGGTACATAAATTGTCCCACGAGGCTCTTTTAATGCTCGTTTTTTACGTAAAAAACCTTGTAATTTCATATACATTTTATATGCTTCATTAGGATTAGCGTCTGTAAACTCTATTTTATGAAGCATATCATTTATTCTTTTATCGTATTTTGAAATTAATTCGTTGTTTTCTCTTTGCTTTTCTTTATCAGAAAACACCACACCTGGTTTTTTATTCTTCATCTTCATATTCTTCACGCTCCGCTTCATCTGGAGTTTTTATTATTATGTTTGTATATGAGTCTATGAGTTTATATAGCGTATTTTTTGTTTCTTGAGCCTTATCCATAGCTTTACGACTAATAAAACTACCTATAATTACTAACATACAACACGCCCAACTACATATAGCACCAGCTATTGTAGTAGATATAGAGTCTATATTACAAACATATTTCAAGAATATACTACCAAAAGCTAACCCCATTTGCATTGCGATTATAACTATTGTGAGTTTCCACCATATGTCACGATATAATTGGTGTGATAATTTTATTATATAAGATTTTATCACTAGTTCGCGAACTTCTGGTCTAATTTTTTCTATTTCATTTTTATCCATTTTTTTTTACCTTTCTATAAGCAGCAACTTCTTCTTTGAATTTTTCAGTCTTATCGTAGCCACAAGACCACATTTCTGGGCAATATCCTCTATAAATACATTCTTTGACCATGACTTCTGCCACAATAGGGTCTTTCTTTTCTACTTCTTTTTTGATGGCGTCCATTACTTCTCTTGTTTCAACAGAAGCTTGACTACATAGTCTTTTTCTTGCTATATTTATAAGTGCCTGTGCATTTGCTTCTATTTCCATTTCTACTTCTGCTCCTTGAGGCAAGTCGTCTCTGTCTATACCTGTTCTGTCACTTCTTTGTGTTCTGACCCATTTTTCTACACCAACATGATGTCTTACAAAATGCGTTGCAATCCAAGATTTTAAATTTGTAATTTTGAAACAAAAAATTAAACTTCTTATTGGAGAGTGCTCTGCACGAAGAATTTTTCTTTTGAAAGTATCACTAGGTTCTTTTCCAAGTTCTTCTTTTCCAACTGTAGTTCTGGCTCTGTTTACAACTTCTGTCCAACTTCCTTTTATATCAGTTAATTCCACTTTCATATTATATCTCCTAATAAAAATAATGACCGTAAGGTTTATTTCATTTTATCCTTACGTGCAACGTCCCGCACGAGACGAGTTACTCTATATATAGAGTGCATGAAACGTCACATCATCTACCATAAGCAAGAGGAAGCTTTTAATTCGATAGTGACCACTGAAGCACGTTTGGCGTTCGTACTTACCTCTTTTATTTCTTTCTTTATCTTGTATGAGACCGATAAAGATATATTTCTTTAGAGAGCTACTCTAAACCACGTACTCACTAGGGTTATTCTACGTTCCAAAAAGTGAGATTTGCTACTAACCACGCTAAACCCCTTTTGTTTACGACTTGAGGGCACTCTGTCGTTCATGACCTTATTAGGTACTAGACTGATAGGCTTAGTTATACTTATCTAACTTTTTTAACCTAACCTAATTAGTATGATATTATGAAGCTCGATTTTATAGTAATATTATTGTTTTTATTATTGCACCTCTACCTTCTGTTTATTTGTTGGCCTACGCACAGAAGAATACTGGTTAATTCCAGAAGTATACCATTTTAAAGTCTATTATTTTAACTCACGTGAAACTTTAACATCAAATAATATTACTATATGGCGATAAGGGTGGGACTTGAACCCACGCACCTTGTTACAGGTCTAAGACGTTAGCAGTGTCTCCTCTTAACCAACTTGAGTACCTTATCATTTTATGTGTACTGGTTTAGACCACTCACCCATCTTGGCATATATGGTGCCACTTTTGCTGCTATAGTTCAGCACCTAGTACAGGGTTTACTATATACGGATAACCGAAGTGACCAACCTATAAATGACTAGGATTTTTGGTAGCGCTACCCAGAGTCGAACTGAGCACTTCAGGATGAAAACCTGATGACTTAATCGACTGTCCCTAGCGCCATGTGATAGGGGTAATTAACCTCTGGTTTAGTATTAGTATAACATAAGTTTAATTAAAAGTCAAGTTTATATCGTAATTTTTTTATTTTCTTAAATACGAATTTTTCCACCAAATGATTTCTTCTTCTAATGTACTCTCACACGTACGATAACTATGATGTCCATTAATTATACCTTTCTGACGACTTTCATATTCAGTAATTACATCGTCTAATGTCCAATAATGCTTATATTCGTATAAATCCCACTTATCTAATCCTAAACTTTTATAATAACCACCATTTGAAATATCTACATTTGGATTTTTCAACTTATGTCTAATCTTCCTGTTAGCGTATTGCTTTCCTTTTTTCATTGATTTACCCCATAAATTATCTCGAAATAATGGAAAATGCTTGTAACTTCTACTCATTTTCTCGCCTCCTTAGGCACAAGGCCCTAGAAGACTATTTCTCTGTTTTTCATAAACTTATCCTTTCTACCCAATTCCAAATCCTACATGGTTACTTGGTATAAAATTTGGTCTATCTGATTTAACGTATTCGTCTTTTTCTCGATTGTATTTAAACCATATTGGAAATTGGTCATATCGGTATAACCCCTCACCTACATTTTCGATAACTGCGTATGGATAATATCCTGCCTCATTTAAGTCACACGCATTATGTATTACTACATCTGTTGCGTCATCTAAATTTGAAAAATATCCTACACATCTTTCGCCATGTTTTTCACTGATAGTTGTTATAAAATACATGATTTCAATCCTTTTCTATTAATAATTCCTGGCATAAAACAACTAACTCCGACCAGTTATGAATTAAGGTCTATAGCAATTTTTAGTATCAGCTCGAGCTACGCTTAATTCAGAGTTTTTAAAAGACTGGTGCTGATATATTACTGTCTTTTTTATTATAGTTGATTTACTGTAACTCACCCAATACAGTGAGGGAGTAGTTATAATCACTACTTGGAGCTTACTCTCAGATTCGAACTGAGGACCCCCGCTTTACAAGAGCGGTGCTCTGGCCAACTGAGCTAAGCAAGCATATATAAATATCTAATACACTTTATTTATAAGTAATATTATTCAAAATATAAGACATTGTAGATTTTGAAACATTAAATCGTTTCGCCAATGCAGTACACCCATAAGTTTTATCACGAGGTTTGTACATAGTTCTGCAATATTGAATTTGATTTGCAGTTAAATTTGAATTTGGAGAATTAGTGCCTGTATCATCTGGTTTTAATCCTAATTTTTTTGCGTGCAATTGATTTTCACTTGCGGTTACCCATTCTAAGTTATTAGCACAATTATTAGTAGTGTCACCGTCTTTATGACTTACTTGAGGTTTATTCTCAGGGTTAGGTATAAATGCTTCTGCTACAAGCCTATGAACTTGTTTATATATAATGTTATGACGATTACCCATTGAAAGATTTATTTCTAAATAATTATCTTTATTTAATTTTTGTTTTCGTATTTTACCCGTTTTTTTATTTTTAATATCACCTTCATCTGATACTAAATATGAACTACAAACGGTGCATTCTTTCCATTTCATTTATTACATTCCTTTTATTTTATTATAAATTGGTTGCGGCAATCGGGAGTCGAACCCGTTATTTCTGGGTTATGGGCCCAGCGTGTAGACCGCGTCACTCTGCCGCCATATATAAAGACATTTAGACTCTAGGTAGAAGTTTCAACCCATCCGGCATTGTTAGCGCCTGCTTCTGTTCCCATTTACTGGTGTTTTGGGTGCGTTAGGTATTTGGCAAGTCCTCCAGTTAGAACCCTTCTACTTTCACCTCTTTGCTAACCTTTGTGCTTGGACATTCTATTATCTCCCCATTACTAGGAGACCAGCCTCCAAGAATATTCTAAATGTCTATAGTCCAGGGACCGTTATATCGGCGTCAATTAATACGTTTTTTCATTTTTTCAATTTCAATAGCTAGCCTCACTATTTACTTTATCAGAAATATAGCCGAACCCCGGTGGTCGGAGTGACACGAATTGAACGTGCGACCTCATGGTCCCAAACCACGCGCTCTACCAACTGAGCCACACTCCGATATGAATTGGGTATATTTTAGTAGCAAGCTTTTTACTTCTACACGGCACTTAATACCCTATTTATGCTCAGTATATATTAAAGTGGTTTTTAGTCCTCTATATACTAAAGACTTGTAAATTTACATGACCAATTAAGGTCTGGAGCTACGTGCTGGAATCGAACCAGCGGTCACGGTTTTGCAGACCGCTGTCTTAACCACTTGACTAACGTAGCATTAGTCGAATATTGATTTTATTTTATAAAGTTTTTCTGGGTGAGCTTCATAATGATTTTTTTCACAATATTCTTTGTAACATTTTTCATTACAAAAGTGTTGATTATATTCATTGACACTACCCCATAAAATAATTTTTTTACAATTTTCGCAAGTATACGCTAACATAATTGCCTCCTATCTAAACCACGATTTCTTTTCTACAGTTGTACTATTTAAGCCTGTCACTGTTTCAATATCAGTAATTTTTGATTTTTTTACTTTTAAATCTATATATTCTACTGAATTTTCATCTGCTAATTTTATAATAACACTACCAAAGGCAGGACTTTTACCTTGTTTTCCTAAACCACTTTCAAAATTTACTCGTCCTTTTGGAATAAATAATTTACATTTACAATTTAATTCATGAAATCTTGCTGTAGTCAAAAATTCAATTGGAAATAATATATGAATATTATTATGCGCTATATTGTATGTTTCTACAGCTTTTTGTAAAAATTTATGCTTTTCAGTAAAAGGAGGATTAATCCAAATACGTTCATATGGTGTCCAATCTTGAATTAAGCCATCTGTTTCAATTGTGTCATAATGCGGTACTCCAAATTCTTTTGCTTTACCTTCACATGTTGCAGGATCGTAATCAAAACCATCTGGATAAAAGAAATCTACTACATATTTTGGGGTATAATATTCATTGTCTTTACTAAAAACTACACCACCTTTAGCCATTTTTAGTTCCTCCTTCTTTTTTACATATAACATTTGACTTCCCATATTAATTACTACTTACTTTCTTTTACTTATTTTTTAAATCAGTAAGTTCGTCTAACGAAACTTTTAATTTATCAAGACATTCAAAGTCATCTTTATTTAAAAATATCACATTTATACCAAGATCATTAGCACGATTTAGTATTAATTTTATATGCTTGTCATGTGTGATTTTACTGACATATGTAGGTTTTTCTGCTATATGAATAATAATATTTGAATAATCTTGTAATAAGAGTGCACTAACTGAAAATTTTAATTTAGTTCTATCATTTGGTTTATACAGAATGTGATTTTTCTTTAACCAATCATATAATTTTTTACTATAAATTTGAAGTTCTTTTTGTTCTGGAGATTTTATATACTGCCCTAATTCAGGATATTTTATAAAATATGAAGGTGATAATTTTTTTCGTCCTATTATTGCAGCTAATTCTGCTTTTGTAACTAATCGATCTTGTTGTTTAGCCCATTCAATTAATTTTTCTCCATCTTTTACATATAGCTTTCCTTCTTTTTTTGTATCATGGCGTAATATCACATCATTTTTTTCTAATATACGTTGTATTGTTGTTGCGTGTGTCTTAAAAGCATGAGCAATAGAATTCATTGATTCACCGTTATTATACGCATTTATAATAGCTTCACAATCTATTTTCATTTTACGCCCTCCTTATTATAATTTCTTTTGCTTTTTTATATATTATTCGATTGTCTTTATTTAGATCGCATAATCGAATATTATTTAGAGCTTCTGCATTTTCTCCTAATAATAGTATTATATTTTCTTCATCCAAAGTTGTTTCGGCCATAATTACATCTAATAATGTATTTTTTCTACCAAAAAATTCAGAATCTAATAAGTCATAAGCCACATCTATGAATGGTTTATTTAATTTTTCACTGAAAAACCTAAACATATCGGCTATATATGGTGAGCGACCTTTTCTTAGATATGTACTTTCACCATATAAAACACGTCGGTAAGAAGTAATTTGCATGTTTGGGTAATGATATTTTTCTTTAAATTCTCTATATAAATAAGCTTTATTAAGTGCTCTATATTCAGACAAATCTTTCATTTCTGCTTTCTCCTTTTTTATATATGATACCATATTTAAACAAAATAGTCAATCAGTGTCTTGTCTTTATTTTACGAAATTATTTTTCTTTCAGCGTCTCCTCCATCTAGCATATAAAGTAATGTAGATAACCATTCTGTAGATTTATCATTTGGCGTAACTAATCCATATTGTAATAAAATTTTCCCTCTAAGGGCTAATTGAGCAATTAATTCAATTTCATCTACAGAAGTATCTTCTGCTAATAATAATTCTAATTTAGGTTCCCCATTTTTATTCTTAATGAAATTGAATCTGGGTAAATCCCCAAGAGCACTTTTTACAATTAATATATCTATATTTGAAAATCCATAATAAGTTGATCTTAACTTTGAAGTTAACCAAGTTGGATTTTTTTCTACTGTTTTTGTAGTTCCTTTTATTATTTTAGGAATTACCAAAATTTGCCATAATTTTGTTAATATTACTATCACCGCAATATGTATTGTAAACATTAATATTAAAACTAAAACTTCTTTTCTCATCTATATCCTTCCTTTTGCAATAATGATCTTTGCTGAGTTAAATATTCTCTTACGTTATTAGACATTTCAGTATCTTTATATTTAAAATGATGACTATCTGGGTGTCTTAAATGGTCGATACATATTTCCTTACTTCCATATTGTTTATACCCTGCTCTATACAATTCTGTGTAAAATGCTACATTTGGTATTGCTATTTTTGGGTACAAAGGACATTTTTCTTCATTAAATATGGTGTAAGCACAATAACCACCCCAATCTCCAGGGTAAATATCATTATATGATGTTATAGGACGAGTAGAAGCAGTAAATTTTTTGGCTCCTTCTGATACAAAAAATCTAAACATACATGCTGTTGGTTCAGTTGCTCTACTTAACCTAATTAATTCTAATGCTATTTCTGGTCTTACACTGTCATCAATTGGAAAATAAAAAAATACTTTTTCGTCTAAAGGATAAGTTTTTGAAAATTCTTTTCTTAAACTATTTCTCATAGAATACATTATACTTTCTACTGTGTATTTATGACGATCACATGTCAATATTAATTTCTTTCCAGTTGCGATTTCTAATTTTTTTATAGAATTTTCAGTTATTGGACCAGGTGTTTCGTCATTATAAATTATTTTTGGATCAGCAATATCGCAATAATTAATTCCTAATGCAATTAATTTTCTATAAATTGTTATGTAATTATTCACAAACATATCTATATATCTTTCTAAATAACCATTCCAACAAACAGTTCCAAAACAAAATTTCATTTACATCTTTCTCCTTTTATCAATTTGTTCTAACACACCCTCGAGACCGCCAATGTTAGTATCGTCTAAATATTCATTACAAAATATTTTACGAGGATTATTATGAAAAAATTCTTTCATATGAGGGAGATTATCGTTTACTGCGTCAAATTTTATACCTTGGTCTTCACACCACATTAAAGCTCCTTCTAAGTCCATACCTTCTCGCATTGTTATTAGAATCAAATAAGCACCGTGCTTTTGTTCTTCTAGTATATAATCAATAACTTCTTGAATTGGTTTTTGAATTTTAGGGTAAGTACCTTTAGTTACAGCAAGAGTACCGTCAAAATCTACACCTATTATTCTATAAGGATTTTTCTTCATTAGTTACCTCCTCTTTTTTCATAAACAACATTTCTTTGTTGTCAAAATAAATTTCACCGTTACCATTTTTATCTTTATCACCTTCATATTGAGGTCTCATAAATGATATATAACCAGTTCCATATTTTTGAATACATTCTCTAGTTTTTGCTATTTTCTGACAATCATTCGCAAAACCTTGATTTATAAAATCAATGTCTTCTTTCTTGTCTTCTGGTAACTTATCTAAATCTACAAATACAGAAAAGCAATCTGCAACTTCAAACTTTTTCTTTTTAGTTCTATGTAAATAAACTTTTATTTCCATATTATTCTCCACCTTTCAATAAATATTTATTAGATACTACTTTGAATGAATAAGTCATGTCATTTTTTCTAAATATAACTCCTTCTGCGATTTGACTTGGAGAAGCGTCCTCGAAATAGTCTCTGTATTTGAATTTATCTACATATTTTAATAAATTCTCTACAGTTTCATCTACATTTGTTGTGACTTTAAAATCAAATTTTACTTCAGATGGTACCAATGGCACATGTTTTAATCCAAATTGTTCACATAAATTTAATAATTGAAGCAAATCACATTTTGTATAACTATCTATTTTGCCTGTTTCACTTGTAAATATATTAAACACAAACCATTCTTTTTCTGGTAATCCTAATCTATTTGATTGAATACCAGGTCCACATAATTCGCCTTGAAATACAACATACAAACCAGTTGCTTCTTGATATTTTTTACATTTTTCTTCTAAATTACCATATTTTTTAACTGTTTCTGTATACATATTTGGTCCTTTGTACCATTGATTTCTTCCACCAATTAAAAACATATCTTCAAATAATCCAGCTGTGCAAGAACAACCGTCTAGTTTTATACTTGCATACCAATCATCTTGTTCACTTTCCATATATTTCGGTAGTATTTCTTCAGCACAAACTTGTATTCTTTCTTCGTCTGTTTTTGGTACATACCATTCGTGACTAATTAAGTCTCCTAGAGGTCCATTAGATACTGGTGGTTCGTATTTTTCTATATTTAATACTTCTGTTAAGTCTAAACCTTCTTCTAAGTCTTCTGGTTTAGTTATTTCTAGTTTATCAATTTTTGTAACAAGTGTTGGGTCTAAAGACGCTGCTACTTGTTTTATGAATTCAGGAAAATCTTTTATAGGAATAACTAATCCTTGAGAAATTTGTCCTCTAAATTTATGTGTTGAAATTTTGTATTTATTTAATTTTTGAGACCAAGAAGACCCTTTTAAAAATTCTAACATAGGTATATCAGGTAACAAACTGTCTATTTCAAAATAAATTACTTTGTCACCTACTTGATACTCACCTTTTCTCACAACACAATCCCAATTCAATATTTGAACTACTTCTATTTTATCTGCACCTTCAATTGGTTTTATTGCTTTTATTTTTTGTACACTTGCTAATTTTCTACTCATTTTTCTGTTCCTTTCTTTTTGTGGTAGTGGATTAAAATGGGCACACCCGTGCACAACCCATTTTTTCCTCTCCACAATAGTCTAAATCATATCCTGTTCCTTCACATGTTTTATAAACCATATTAATTCACTCCATTATTATTTAATATTATTATTTAATAAAGTTTTAATTAAGGTATTCACAAATTTATTTACTTCTGACTGAATATATTCAGCATTAGTTTTGTCACTACAAATTACAACAGGCAAATCAGGTGTATATGTATAACTATGAAGATTTCTTTTTTCATGAATTTTTTTACTAAGTGAAAATTGAATAGTTTCATTTTTAGTACTTAATATTGTCATTTTAATCTCTCCTTTTTATTTATTATTGACAGTTAGAAGAATTAAAACCTAGTGCCATTTTAGAATCAGATACATTAGTTAATTTTTCATATATACTAAGTTTTGCTTGCGCAATAGCTAATTCTTGTCTTAATTGTGTATTTTCATTTTCTAATGAAAATACTTTTTCCATTACTATATGTTCTAATTCTTTATATGGATTTTCTCTTTTAGTTGCCATTATTATTTCTCCTTAATATTTCGTTTTCAATTTCTGCGTCAATTAATTTATTGATTCTTTCTCTTTCTGTTTCAATAGCTTTATCTATTATTAAGTTCATAGTATAAATAGATATATTCATTTTATCTTTTCTTGTAAACGCAGACGCCCATGTCAATTGCTGTGTTTCTACTATGAATTTAGTTGTATCTTCCACAGCGTCTTCTATTTTAAATTTTATTTCTTTTAATTCGTTTATAGCCATTTGATGACGTGCTATTGAATTTGCAATTTTTTCTTTCATTATTTAGTAGCTCCTCCTAAATCAAATAGCATATTAGCATTTTCACCTAACATATACTGAGGTAGAGTACCGATTCCATCTCTGAATCATTTCTCTTTGAATTTCTAATCTTAATTGTTCTAATGATTTTTCTGTAACTGATTGAGATTGTAATTCTCTAACTTTTGCTTCAGCTTCGGCTGTATTTATTTTCTGTTCATTTTGTACTTTTATGATTTCTAATTGTGCTTTTTCTGCTTCTGCTTTTTGTTGATTAGTTGTTTTAGCTTCAACCGCTTTATTGAATTCATCTGTAAATCCTATGTTTTCTAAGTTTACAGCTGTTATTAAGAAATATTCATCTAATCTTGAATTTAATTCTTCTGTAATAGCATTTGCTACTTCACTTCTTTTTGTAATCATTTCTTCTGCTGTAAATTTTGCAATAGCAGCTTTTAAACCACTTTGCAATGCTGGATTTAGAATTGTGTCGTTATAATTTTTTCCAACTTTTGCGTATAATTCTGAGGCTTTCTCAGGTTTAATTTGATAGTTTATTGACATTGTTACGTTTACTATTTGAAGGTCTTTTGCACTTCCTTCTACTGTACCTTGGTATTTTTGTGTTCTAATATCTATCGCGTGTACGTCTTCAACAAATGGTTTTATCATATGAAATCCTGCGTCTAAATATTTTTCTTGAACTTTTGAATATAATGTCACTACTCCTATATGTCCTGTTGGTACTATTGCTGTACTAGCAAAAAATAATATTAATCCTATAACTAGGGCCATTATAACTACCCCTATAATAACTTTTGATTTTGTTTCCATTTTTAAATAATCCTCCTATTAATTTTCTTTTTTCTTTGTTGTTTTTGTCTTTTGCTTTTCTGCTTTTAATTTTTCAATTTGGTTTTTAGCTTTAGTCAATTCAGCGTCAAGCATTCGTAAATCATCTTGTGCGTTTTTTAATTGTTCTTCTTGTAGTTTAAATTTTGTGTTTGACGGCACAGATTTTACATAATGAAAATATACAGCAGCAAGTCCTATTCCTGCAATAAGTCCTATAATAAATATTGGGAACATAGCCATAATTACTCAGTTTTCCTCCTTTCATAAAAATTTAATATTTCGTCTTTCGTCATTGGTTCTCGTATTACGTCTATCCCTACGTTAAATGAGTTTGGTATCTCATATTTCATAGGGTGCATAGTATCTGAATTTGAATGAACGTGCCCGTAAAAATGTAATGACCCGTGGTGTTGCTCATTCCATACTTGTATAGGATAATGAAATAATGAAATTCTATGGTCTCCATCTTTAATCATAGTAGTATCTTTTACCCATCTAAATAAACTTTGGTCAAATTCTTCGTCGTCTAAAAATAAGTGGTCGTGATTACCTCTAATTAAAAATTTCATACCATTAAGACGTTTTACGATTTCAGCTGTTTCCTTCCCTTTATGGAATGATAGGTCACCTAAAATATATATTTCGTCTCCTTTTCCCACTTTATTATTCCATCTTTTTATATATTCTTCGTCCATTTCTTCAACTGTTTTAAATGGTCTGTTTTCAAATTTTAAAATATTTTTATGCCCAAAATGAATGTCTGCAATATAATACTTCATTGTCTCTCCCTTACTGAAAGTAAATGCTCTATTGCAAACTTGACTTCTTGCCCTGCTTCTGCTTTACCTTCTTTTTCTATTTTATTTATAAAATCTTTTAATACTTGAATATGAGGACTTACGTCGGTATTAGCCTCTAGTATGTTTCCTAACATTTTATAAATACGTCTAACTCTACGTCTAGGAATAAAATTTTTTAACTGCTCTTCTAATGCTATAATTTTGTTTTCCAATTCTTGTTCTCTACTCATCTTCGTCCTCCCCTATTGGTGAAAAATAAGGGCATCTGATATGCTTTGAATTTTTGCAATCATTATCTAAATTAGAAACTGTATAAATCCTAGATTGAGGTTTATGATACCCTAAATTGCGTTCACAATTTTTTCTTATGCACTCTGTACTGCAATAACTTCTATCATACATACTCATAACATAGTCAACCCCGCTTTCTCTATATAGTCTTTTACGTCTTGAAGACTTTTGGCAATAATAAAGTGTCCTCCTGCTTTTTTAATTCTAGCCCCTTGTACTAATTGAATAGCACTAGGTTTGCCTCCTGGGTCTTTTACTTCTATACCAAAAAATAAACCTCCCCAACAACATAATAAATCAGGTATACCGGTTTCTTGGTATAAATCTCCCCCGTGAATTTTGTAGCATAACCCACCATGATTTTTAATATATTCTTTTATTTCTGTTTCTATCGCCTTTTCATTCCTAGGTTTATAGCTACTCTCCATGCTTGTACCACCCTTCTCGTAGTCTCAATGTAATATCATCAACGAGTTGTGTGATTACAGGTCCTGCAACACTCATAAAATCGCATTGTTCTTCCTCATTCATAACACGGTCTTGTTGTCCGGTCTCCCATAAATAAATATGTGTAAGCTCATGTCGTAATGCTTTTGCTAATAAAAATCCGTCTAAATCTTTGTCTATATAAACAGTCTGTGAAATATATTCAGTAATCCCATGAATTCTAGTTTCTTGATCAATTGGACGATTTTCATAATAAATTCTGTTCATTTCTTCTCTATCTCTAAAGCATAAAGTCCATATATTTTTTTGATTAATTGGTGATCTAAATGTGAAAGCCATTATTAGTCCTCCTTATTATTACTAAATAGCAACTCATGTAATATATTCAATAATGCACATACTACTACAGCTTGCAATAACGTTAAATGGTAAGGTAAATGAAACACAAGCATAAATAAATTTACTACTGCCCAAAATGGCACGGCACATAATATTCCAAAAAATGTAAGCGATAATATAAGTAAAATTAATTTTCCCATTGTATTTCTCCTTTTGAATAATATTATATCATATAATTTTGAAAAAACCAATAGTTCTATTGTCTTTTCATAAAGAAATTTTTAATTAAAATGGTAAATCTTCTGTAGTCCATATAGGTTCAGTGGACATTTTATATGGAAATTCTATTGCTCGTAATGCAAAATAAAATTCACCATGTTCTTTTGGATCTACAATATATAATTTCATTCCTTCTATAGTATCAATATTTATTTCATCTGATAATCGTCTACCATATTCATCAAAACGAGCAATAAATGGTCTTTTCTTCCCATACATTTGTAATTTTTTACTAGCTAGCACAATATTATTTTTAACAGTGGGTGTCATATAACACTCAATATATTTTACACGAATTGGTGCAACATCTAACATTAATTTACCTTTTATTACAGATAAATTTTTCAATATATGTTCTGTTGATAAATCTTCTCTATCTCTACATACAACTACGTGTGCAACTCCTTCGCGTGTTTTTTCTTGTGAACTCACAGTTTTTACCTCCTTATATTCTGGTACAAGTTTATCTACTAAATCTGGGTATATTTTCCAATCATCTCTATTTAATGTTGTAGACGCAATAGACCAAGGAGTGCTTGTCACACTTGGTTCATATACCCAAGAATGTACATAAGGTGGAGCTTGTATTAAGTTATCATATGGGCCGATGTCAACATTACTAGAAATTGTGATTTCATCTTTCTTCTTTCTCCACATTTATTTCGCCTCCTCTATCCAACTTTCAAATAATCTTTGGTCAAAATCTTTTCCTTCCTTTAATGATTTATATATCATAGGTTCAACACTATTCATGATTTGAAGATAATAATATACGGGTTGCTTTACTTGTCCTATTCTATCAATACGACCTTTTGCTTGTGTAAAATCAATATAATTTTCTGGTGGAGAAAAAAATATAGCAATATTAGTTTTTGCAAAATCATTTATACCAGCTCCACCTGCCACTACATTAACAATTGCAATACAATTTTCACATGAATGCCAATTAGTTAAATCTTTATGTGCTCCGTCATAAATACAACTAGGTCGTTTCATTTTTTCACATAATTCACTGATAAGAACTGTTTCATTGATAAAATTAGTAAATATCACAATTCTGCCTTCATTTCCATCTATAAAATCTTCTAACCATTGAAGTTTTGGATTTTTATCTAACTTTTTATCACAGATAAACCCACTACAACTTTCACGCATATAAATATGGTGTAAGGTTGGTCTATTAGCGATTATAAAGTCTGTATCTATATCTTTTATATCTTCGCTAGCCAAACACGTTTCTAGGGCTTTCTCGTCCATTCTAGGCCACACTTTTTTCTCTTTAAAGTATTTCATATCAGACGTCATTTTAAATACTTGTTTTATTTCTATTGGGCGGTCATACTCACTCTCGTATTTTTTATAATATGTATATTCTAAAATTTCACCATCCATTACATCTGTCTGTTTATACCCCACAATTTCATTGAACGGAAATCGAGATTTTCCTGCATATACTAAATTCCAATTTTGAGCTTCTATGCAAAATTCTTTTTTGAAATCTTTTGCAGGACGATTAAATACTTTACTACCTAATGTTTTGTATTGTGGGTATAAATCTATATATTTTTTATTTTGTGAAGTAGCACTTAGTATAAGAGTATAAGGATTATATTTAGCAGCTATACTTTGAATAAACTTACTTTGTTTTGAATCGTATGTTTTCATTTTATGACCTTCGTCTACAATTAGCATCGGATGAGTGTGTTCACATAAGTCTATTATCTTTTTAGAACTTTTTTCTCGCCAAGAGCTTTGAAAAGAAATCACAAAAGGCTCTGATATATCCGGTATTTCAGCTAAAGTATCTCTTTTCCAATCTTCTACTTTTGATACTGGACATATAATAATAAGACTATTTATCATGCTATTATTATATAATCTTTCAGCTATTGCAAGAGAAGTTACTGTTTTACCTGTACCAGTATCAAATCCTAAATAGGCTCCATGAATTTTGCCTTGTTTCATTCTGTTAAATATATCATTTGCAGTAGTTTCTTGGTAGTCATATAATTTAGTTAACATATTTTCATTCCTCCGTTTTACTTTTATCTGCTTCAATTGAACCTAAATCATCAACATCTACTATACCTAATTTTACAGCAAGACATTCTAATGGATATTTTTCCTCAAATGATTTTAAAAATGCACGAACTGTAGCATATAAGCAACTTATTTCTCTACTACCACAATGACACATAGTTGTTGTTACAACTGGAAATTTGTGTGTAGTATCTTCATTTTCGTTCTCTGCTCCTATTAAAACATTTAATTCTAAATATTGACCTGTCTTTTTTATAGCGTCATATCTTTGTCTTTCTAATTCTTCCATATTTACGTCCATGTTATCAAATTTTTTCATTTTATCTATCTCCTTTTTTCTGCTTATAATAATTTTTATAATATTCTTGTCGTGCTTCTTTGTTTTTTGCATAATGCTTTTTATAGTATGCTTTTCTTTCTTCTTTATGTGCCTCATAATATTTTTTATAGGAATCTTGTTTTGCCTTTTTTACTTTTGAATTTTCTGCGTATCGATCATTATTATGTGCTTTTATTTCATCTTTATGTTCTTCATAATATTTTTTGAAATACGCTTTGCGTTTTTCTTTATTGCATTTATAATAATTACGATAATATTCGTTTCTACTTTTTTTTATTGTTCCCACTATTTTAAATCCTCCTTTGCGATTTATGATTTCATATGAAAAGTATCGTCTATTCTTACACTTGCACTTACATTAGTTGTTTTTGTGAATTTTTTAGCTAATTCAGGTTCTTCTTCCTTTAACTTTTTACTGTCAATAGTAGTTCTAGTACTTGGTGAAACATAAGTAGCTTTTATTCCACCGATAATTACACTTTTGGGTAAATTTGGGTTTTCATTATGTAATTTAATTAAATTAGTTTTAAATACATCAAATATTTCATCAAATTCAGTTTTAGCTTCTTTGTATTTTTTATATTTTTGTGCAAAATCATCTGGTTCGCAAGGTAATGCTTGTTTATATAAATCTGCGATTGCTTCAGCAGCTCCTTCTGATAATGTTACAGTTACGGTTTCTTCATCTTCTTCTATAACCATATCTTTCATTTCTAATGTATCTTCATCTATTATTTTTATAACTTTCATTTTATTTTCAACCTTTCTTTTTTTCCAATCTTTTTTTATTCTTTCAAAAATGTCTTCCGCAGTAAGCCATCCTAATACTGTTCCACTCTCTTCTACTTCTTCTGGTGTTAATCCTCCCATAATTTCTAATTTGTCATTTTGCTCGCCATAAGTACCTGTTCCTTCTATAACTGAAATTACACAATTATCTTTACTTGGATAATTAATATGGTAATGTTCCCACTCCGGGATAAAGTTCTTCATTTTAGGAGTCATTTCATAAAAATCAAATGGTATTTTTGCGTCTTTTAACATCTTTGCTAATCTAAATATTTCTTTATATTTTCGTGATACTTCCATCTATCCACTCATCCTCTATATTTATACTATAATCTCTTACTATATATTCGTTTTTAATATAATTCAAAAACTCTATAAATTCTTCTTTTGTAGTTTCACCGTCTTTATCTCTTAAATCTCCTTGAATGGAGATAATAATACATGATTGATACTTAATGTAATCACCATGTTTATTTTGTTTCCATGAGCTAATATTGTACCCACGTTGTAAATTAAGATAAATACTTGCGTCTTCTTCACTTCCTGTAATTTTAGGTGCGTTAGCTATATAATCTATGATAGATTTTTTAATATGTTTTTTATTTTCTCTACAGGTGTCTACACTAATGCAACTAGTAATATGTGTCCATCTACTCATAATATTATCCCTCCATTCTTTTTTTATTTTACAAATCCTAGTACACCTTTTTGAGTTCTTTCGAATGCTCTTATTTGATTTGCTTTATTCAATTCTACTTGGCGTCTCATTCTTTCTTCTTTTACTAAGTGAGCTATACAAAGTTTCTTTTCTAAACTCAACCCATAGTTATAACAATTTTCTACTTCTTTTTCGCAGTCGGCATTTAATACCCAAGGTGACGCATTATAAATATATTTTTCTACACTATAAGCAAGTCTTTCCTTATCTACTTCTGGATAATCAAAGTAATATACTAAAGTTTGCATCAATGTCACCATACTTCCTGGCAACTTCTTCTCATCAAGTCTTTCTAACAATGGTCTTATATATTCAAGTCTTGGAATAGCAGCTTTAGCTTGGTCTTCTGTTAATTGAAGAACACCAGCTTTGATATCTCTATGTTTAGATTTTGATACTCTATATACAGCAGTAGATATAATGTCTAAGTTTCCATTTGCATACTTTTCCATTAAACCTAATAATCTTTGATAATTTTCATTACCTTGCTCAGCATAAGATTTTATGAAATCTGGTAATTTCCAATTGACCATATTCATATTCATATATATACATTCTTTATTTCCAGCACCTTCTGTTATTATATATTCTACTGGCATTTTTAATCTTTGAAGTGCGGTCAATCTTCCTTGTCCATCAATGACTTCCATTTTTTCATTTACTATAATAGGATTATGCACCCATCCTATAGTTTGAATACTCTCTACAATTTTTGAAATTCTACTTTCTGGTATATCTCTATTACCTGCTAATCTTTTGAATATTCCATAATCTGTTGTTGTGTAAACATTGTATGCTGTTTCTGCGATTTTGTTATTCAGTTTTAAATTCATTGTTTCAATCCTCCTATTTTTTATTTTATGATTATTATTTTACAATATAGTGATCTTTTAAGTTTAATTCGTTATTTAATTTTCGTTCGTATTCTTTTAATAATTGGCGTTTGTTTTTTATTTTTTCTCGTTTGTATAACTCATTTTTTGCTTCCTCATACGTTTTGAATAAAGACTTATTAAAATGATGTCCAAAATAATGACGTCCTAAAGCATCTTCATAAACATAATGTCCAAGTACTTCGTGTGTTATTTTAACTATTTTTGTTTCTATAATACTATTACATTTTATAATATAATAAGTATCGCCTTCTTCACACTGTTTAAGTTTGTCTTTTTTAGTCATATATTCCCTTCTATCATTTCATCATATAGTATTTCTTTTTCTATGTCTGTAGTTAAGTCTTCTGTAATATCATATAAAATTAAGTCTTCCATTTTTTAAATGTCTCCTTTACTTCCTTTTACTTTTGATTTGATTTATAAACAGTATACCACAACTTTAATTAAAAGTCAAGTATATATCATAAATTTTTGTTTTTATTTTTCAAAAGTTCTAGTAAGTCTGTATCTTCCATATAAAATGGGTCATTATTTCCCATTAATTCATAACTAAAATTAGAAATTACTTGACCTAATCTCCAGTTAGGAACTTGTTTCCAAAACTTTTCCAACTCTTTCAATACCTCAGGTATTCTGTCTGGGTTTCTCATTTCGTCCTCCTTTTTTCAAAATGTTATACTCATCTGTGGTAAAATACCCACATATATACATTAGTTCTAAGTATGTGAATAATCCACCTGAATTATCTGCAATTTTTCTTAAAATTTCAGGAGACGGCGCTTTTGTATATTTTAATTGTATTAGTTTACATATATAAGACGCCGTGATTCCAGTGTTTTTAGCCATTTTATTTATTGAGCCATAATAATCACATAATGTTTTTAATATATTTGAGAATGCCACAATGTCAAACTCCATTATTCCACCACCTTTTTCCTTCTTGTTTTTCTTTCAGGTTTTATTCCTAAAAAATCATTTATTCTTTTTTGAGCTTCTGCTACATACCATTCATAATCAATATCGACAAGTTCTCCTATTTTTTTACCTCTTATATCTTCGTTATAAATTAGAACGTGCTCTGGTGTACCCTCAACCTTATCTAATACTCCAACGTCTTTAGATTTTTTATGCTTGTAAAGACCACCATTTTTTATATCCGTACTTGGAAATATTCTATTTACTTTTTGTACTTCTATATCACCATAATCTCGTTTCCAAGTTGGAGTATCATACATACCACCTAATTTTTTAATCATTTGATAGTCTGTTGCTAAATTTTCTGGATTACATATAGTAGTTCTCACATCTACACCATCAAGAAAATAATTTACAACTGCTTGTGCTAATATAGCTAATGTGTTTTGTTCATTATTGTCTGAAAATTTTGTAACATAAGCACCTTTAACTTTTATCTTTCCATCTTCATCTTTGAAAATATAGTTATTTACGTCTTTCTCATATAAATTATCCGCAACGGTTTTTTCTAAACTGAAACGCCAATCTTTTTCCCAATCTTTACATACGTCATCTATAATGCTTTCTGCGTCATCTGTTAACAACTCTAATGCAATACCATCTGTATTTGATTGAATTAATTTAAAATACTGATAATACTCAGAATCGTCTTTTACTGGTTCTAACTTATAGTCATTTGATAACGCCCAAGCAGGTTTTTTTCTTTTCTTAACATTTCTTAATCTGTAAACTAAATCCATTAAGCTTAGTTGTCCCAACATACACATTTTTGTATTATATTCTGGGTCATATAGTTTTTTGAATTTATCCTTCATACATCCTGATGTTGTGTTTAATATAAGTTTATATCTGGCAGCCTGGTCTTTTAAAGCTTTCTTTTCTTCTTTTGTTAAGCTAGGATCATGTAGTTTCTTTTTAATGTCCATACGAGTTTGAACCATTCCAGCAAACGCAATACAACCATTCTTATCTACTTTTCTTGATAACAAATCCCACTTAGTTAATATATTTGGATAAAGTGAAGACACATCCACCCATATTATCTTTTTCTTATCTTCTGGTCTACATATATAATTTTTAATACCGGCATGAACTCCACCCAATGCAAATGTATGAGTAAGTCCCACTATATTTAATTCCATACTTAATTTAGTTTTATCACATTTTTTAGTATCCCATTTATACAATTCCAATTCTTTTAATGCTTCTATAAAAAAATCATATATAGTTTTTAATTCAGGTACGTCCCAATTTACTGGTAAATCACATAATTGAAAATTTTTTCTTAATCTAGTATTTACCCCTTTATTTTGAGAAAGTAAAATAGTTTCTGTTAATTTTGCATTTGTTTTACACATATAATCTACAGGTAAATCAAATTCTTTTACTAATAACATTTTTGTTTTAAAACTATTTTTTCTTTGCGTAAATCGTTCTAATGTACCATACAAATCAGCTTTATTATATTTTTCAACATCAGCCTTTTCTTCAGCCGTTAATGGTCTAGGTATATCAAATGGTACAACACTTTCTACAATATCCATACCCATAAAGCCTTCATTTTGTTTCAAACTCATAAAGCAACCATCACCCATAACATCATATGATAATATTGGTGAAGAATAATAATCATCAATACCAAATTTTTTTAATGTTCCAAACATAGGTGTATCAGCGTCTTGCGCCGTAATAATTGCATTACTAAATTCAAAACATTTTGTTTCATTTGTTAATTTACCAGTTAATATTCCATGTGACATAGGCTTGTCATAATGTTCACAATTGTATCCTACCCAAATATCACCTAGATGAGCTTCAATTAAATCTTTAATTTTATCTACTCCCCATACCTGTATTATCTCTCTTGTATTAGTATCAAGTGTTCCTAGTAAAACATCGTGACGAAACGTCTCATAATCATATACTAAGATAAGTCATCACTCCCTTCGTTTGAATTATTATATACACCAAAAATTTAGCACAGTTTTATCATTTAAAATACTTTGTAAGTATTTTATAAGAACTTTGTCTTCTCCGTAAATTAACTGTCTAACCCCTCTATTTTTATTTATTATTTGAACTATAGAATTTTCATTTATATCATAATGGTGTTCTATACTACCAATACTATTTGGTATTAAATTATATTTTTCATTCACCATTTCACATAGTTTATCTACATTTTTAGTAACTATTTCAGGTTTAATCTTTTTTCTTCCCATAGTTATACATCCTTTCCAAATATCTCAGGGTCATTTAAACTTTTATCACAAAATTCTAACTTAGATATGTACATCATTTTTTTATCTTTTGCGTCTCCAAACTCATAAGCTAACAACGCAAGCCCCATATTTTCTGGTAATCTTTCTTTTATTTCTTTTGCAATTGCTTGTAATGCGTCCTTTGCTTGCTTTTCTCTATTTGTCATATTTTTAATACCTCCTTCCCTATAATCTATATCGTTTATCCAATAGTTCTCTTGCTGACCTATAAAAGCTACGCACCTGTTTCCATAAACGTTCTTTATATTCTTTTTCATTTTCTATACCGTCAGTTCTACTTATAAATTCTAATGGTGCCAACATTAAAAATTCAAATGTGGCTTCAATATTAAAACAAGTTGCAATATCATCTATTAAATAATCATCTGGGTTTATTTTTATTATGATACTGTTTTCATAATAATTTCTTTCTAATGCTTCTTCTTTATCTAATGTTTCTAAATCTGCTTCTACTAGTTTTTTTCTTATCATTTTTTTAACCTTCTTTTTCTCGTCCATCTTCACCCTCCTGTGATAATTCTACAATACTAGTTTTACTTTTATTTTCATGTAATTGTCTTTCTGCCATCCATTTTACAAATTTATCGTATGCGGCTTCTTTTGATGTAGCATAAAATATACGAGTAAATGGTTTTTTAGTGTTGAATATAGTAGATATACTTTCAGTTGTTATTTGAAATCTTTTTTGCATACTACTTATATTGTCTCCTGACATTAACTGTTTTTCATTTGGATCAGCCATATATCCTTCCCACGCATTTTTCATTTGTAATAGTGTACCAGTTTGATACAATTTTTTCCAATAATATATGGCTCCTTTTAATACTCTTCGCCATGTCAAAAAGCCTTTAAATTTAATATCATCTGCTTCTTGAAAACCGTTATATTCCCAATTATGCTGTAATTTTCTTTCTACCACATTCATCATATGTTCTAATTCTACTAATGTGTCTGGGTTTTCATTTTTTGTTATTGTTGTAATAATGTTTTTTAATTGCTCTGTTGCTAATAATACACTCAAAGTTTCTTTTAAACTTTCATCTGATATAGTGCACCCACATTCTTTTAGTATATTAATAAATGTAATTTGATCTGATAGTGGGTCAAAATTTGATATTAACGGCTTTTGTGCTAAAATTGGTGCAGGTTTTTCTATAACATGTGCAATTGCTGGATTTTGTGTTGCTTTTACTTCATAGTAATTTTCAATTACTGGTATTTCAGGCATTGGTATATTTGTTATTTCTTCTTTTTTACATATTGCATTTTTTGAATTCACTAGTTGTCTATTATCTATTATATGTTTTTCTTTGTCAGTTAAATTAATATAAGGTATATATTCTCTACCACGACTTTTAGCATTTGCTTTTCTAGTTCTACATTTGACACATATTCCTTGCGAAGTAATATTAGTTACTTCCTTTCCACAATCTGGGCATACGCCTACTAATTCGGTCTTTGTTCTCATTTTCTTTTTCTCCTTTTTAATTTCAATTTGTTTTAAATATTTAGGTCTAATATACTGAGTAATTGGCAAAAATTTTTCTTTTACTTCCATTACGGTAATTGCTACTCCTGTACTTCTATTATATATCACTTCAATATTACCATCTGTAATATATCCCATCTGATTAGATTTTCTACATACATATAAACAATGTAAATATAATGCGCTCTCAGGTATTAAATCGTCCTTTCCATACCATTTACAAGAGCTTCTCATAAGATTTTTAATATTATAAATATTTGAATTTTTTCGCTCACGTAATCTTTGCAACGCATGCTTCGTTAATTTTATATCTTTTGGTAATTTTGCCATACATAATATAACCTCCTTTCTCTTTCTAATCAACATTATACAACAATATCAACAATAAGTCAATAGGTTTCTTGTCTTTTTTCAATTTTTTATTTATTTGCCATTAGTTTACATAATATAAAACCTTAGAAAGCACTGATGTTGCGGGTTTTTCGAGACAAGAAATATTTTGTCTAAATTTTGTAAAATTTATTGCATTTTTTTTCAAAAAATAGTATTATATTATTAAGAAAAAAGGGAGAATATATAAAATGAAAAATTATAGCGATAGTCAGTTTTTTGACTGCCCATTTAGAGGGGTTACAAGTGTATTAAATACCATATTTGGAAATAAATTTGAAAATTCTGGGATACCAGAATATATTTTAAGAGCCGCAGAAGAACGCGGCACAGCGGTGCATAAATATATTGAAAATTGGCTCGGATGGTATAATAGACCATTTAAAACATCAGACACAGATGAACCTCATTTGGGATTAGAATACGCAGTATATGAAACAGTATTCAAGGAATGGCTAGACGAAAGGATTGAATGGGACATAAGACCATTATATACAGAACAAAAAATAATAAATAAAAAACTCGGAGTCAAAGGGATTATAGATTGTATTGCAGTAGTAAATGGTAAAATATGTATGATTGACTGGAAAACAAGTAGTAACTTAGATGAATGGTCAACAAATTGTCAACTTCAATTATATTATATGATGTTATTAAAAGGTAGAAAAGAAGAAAGAGTAATTGCAAAGCAAATAGAAGAATTAAGATGTTTAAGTTTAACTAAAACTGGTTATAGATGGTTTAAATTTGAAATAGATAAAAAACTTGGAGAAGCTATTTTAAAATTATGGAATACACATTTTAGAGAAATTGCTGAAGCCGAAAAATTAAAAACAAAACCTTCGACAAAAACTTTAATTTTATAAAAAAAGTAAGAAAGGAGTCTTAATATATGAGTGATCGTATTTACAGTAGTACAAAACGTGATAGTACTATAAATAAATATAGCCACAGAGAATTTACAAAAAGTGATTGTTTAAAGTGGTTAGATACATTAGAAGACGAGAGTGTCAACTTATGGATTTTAGACCCACCATATAATGTTCTTACAGGAAATATGACTAATAAAAATGGTGCAGCAGTATTCCATTCAAGGTACACAGCGAAAGTATCACCTAGTGAAAGTGATTTAGAAAAAGGAATAGTAACACCTAGGTTTGAAGTTGCAATTCCATGGGAAGAAAAACAAAAACTAGACGATTATAAAGAAACTTGTTATCAATGGTATTGTAAAGCCCATCAAAAACTATGTGATGATTCATTTATGTTTATATTCTGGTCAATGAGATATTTATATTTGGCGTATCAAATATTTGACGTAAACCGAGTTATCTTCTGGCAACAACCAAATATGGTAAGTAGTATTTCAGGGGATTTTTGCTACGATATAACACCAATTATAGTCGTAAGAAAAGGAAATCCTAGACTTACTAGTGAAGCAGGGTTATGGGATAAGTCAAGTGTTTTAAATTTTACTAAACCTCAAGGAAATTATAAAAAAGACAAACTTTGTCATCCAACACAGAAGCCTCGTGCATTATTAGAACATTTGGTGTGGCTTAGTGACGCAGATCATGAAGGAAATGTAATTGGAGATTTTTTTGCAGGTTCAGGATCTTTATTAAGAGCCGTGAACAAAGCCGATGTAATATTATGTGACATGAACCGTGAATATTATGATAAATTTTTTGACATAAATGTCACTGACCCAAGAGTATATACTTGTAAAATTATTGAAAAATAAAAAAAGTAGGTAGGTGTAGGTAGAAATGATGAAATTAACTAAATTAGATTTTGAACTTAATCATAATTCAAAAATACCAGATGGTTTATGGTTTTATGTAGCTGATTATGTGAAGAAAGGTCAAGATTCTTATGATAGGGCGAAAAGAAGATTTGCAGTTACCACAATTGTGTCTGAACTAAATGATATACGTTCTCGAGATAACGTAGATGAATCTGATTTTCGTCTTATTTTGATGGCAGAAATAAATCAACTTTATAATAAACAAAAAGAACTCACAATTTTTGAGCAAGACATGATCGCACATGTTATCGAAATATTTAAAATCTTAATGGACGGAGGTGTATTATAATGAGCAAATTCATTGAATTTGAATTTTGTGAACTACCGGATACACCATATAGTTTTGATATTGCTAAATTCAAAGCTGGTGACCCAGCACAAATAAAATTGTATAAAGATAATAAAGTACCTCGACGTAAAAAGAAATTAACTTATGCAGAAGTTACAGACGAAGATAAAATAAGAAACTACGCCAGAGTAGTACCCGAAGGGTGTATGTTCATAGATTTTGATAACCCTGATGAAGCGGAAGAAATGTATGATATAATTACTCATTCTGAATTGAAATGTCTGATACTAGAAACAACTAAAGGCTACCATTTTTTGTTTAGGGTCCCTGACTTTTATAAAAAAGAAATGACTGGTGCAACAAACTGGTTCGGCTATAAATTCGATACTAAAGGTCCTGGTGCTGTTCAAATAATTAGAGTGTGTGGAATGACTCGTGACGAAAGATGTAGCTGGGAATTAAGTGAGCTTGTAGCACCTGCATCAATTGACATAGACAAGTTAGATGTGTTACCATACTGGTTATGGGGGAAACTTAAAGATACTGATTTACATAAAAAAGGAGAACCAGGAGAAAGTCATTATACTTTAACCGATACACCGTTCACACAATTAATGAAAATGAAAGAGGGTGGCCGTCATAATCACATAGTCGAAAAATGTAGTATGTTTGCTTTAAGTAATGGTTTTGAAATGGATGAGTTTAAGAGTTTAATTACAGCCATACACGACCAATATTTAGCTAAAATCGGAACACCAATGCCAGATAGTGATTTATTTGGAGATTTAGAAGATAGATGGAGTGATTATTGGGCAACACTTGAAAGTAGTGGTTGGAGTTATGACGAAAAAGAAAGAAAATGGAAGAAAATAAAATCCAAAAAAGAAGACAAAATAGATGAACGTAGAGCAGCAGAATATTTATTTAACCAATATGAATTTTATGGAAATAGTCGCAAATCAGATGGAACATTTGAAGGTTTATTATACAAAGAGATAGGAGGTCCATACGAATATAACAAAGATATTACCGTATTTAGAGAAGCTTTGAAAGAACATAGCGACCAAAATTTCAAAAATGAATTTTTCAAGGAAGTGGAGGTACAGTTAATGCAAATGTGTGCAGCAAAAAATCGAATAATTGCAAGAAACGATAAATACATAATTGTAAAAAATAAAGTATTAAGCTGTATAGCTCCCGACGCATACGATTTTTCTTGGATAGGAACAAGACCTCCTACTGACGTAGTGCTACCTTGGAATTGGTACCCAGAAGAATGGGTAGAAGAACATAAAGACGATTTAGGAGCAAATATCACTTGGTTTATAAAGCAATTAGCCAGAGATTCTTCTGGAAAAACTCAGCCAGAAGTTGAACAATGGTTATGGGTTATAGCTGGAGCTAGTATGGTACCCGCCAACATGCTTCAAAAAATTGTAATACTTAGTGGAGGAGGACAAAACGGAAAGTCTTTGTACACAAGTTTAATTCGATTGTGCTTGGGTGCTGATATGTTCAATGAAAGTAAAATATTTGATTCTAATCCACACGATGGTTTTTGGGGAGAAGGTTTAGACAAAGGAATCTTATGTGTGATTGATGACTTGAACAGAATTTATAATCGTGATGCATTTAGCTATATTAAAGGTGCTATTACAGGTACTGATAGTGTAACTATAAACGAAAAGTTTAAAGCTAAAAAACAATTAGATATACTCCCACAAATAATTGCTTGCACCAACTTCGAGTTTGAACTATACGATAAATCAGAAGGTATGAAAAGAAGAGTTAAAATACTACCTACTGAATTTCATGTAGATGATAGTGTTAAAGATGGAGATTTACAACACAAATTAGTTTTAAACACATTTGATCCAATAAAAGTAGCAGAATATAAAATGAGTGAGGATTCATTTAATCATAAAGGTATAAAAGTTATGAATATGTACACTGGTGAAAAAGGTGTACTCGATAGTTTGGCTGACGGAAGTTTGGCTTGGTTTGCCAATAAAGCTAGATATATGTACATAAAGTGGATAAGGAAAGAACTTATTATAGAAGATAGTGAAAGCATGAAAGAGCGTATGGACATTGTGTTCTCTGGTGGATTTGACGCTGAATGTACTGAATTTTTAGAATGGTATATTAAAGAACGCAAAGAAAGTATTTGGACGAAAGAATTATATATTGAATATCAAGATTGGCATACTGAAATGGCAACAGGTGATATAATGATGAACGAAAGAGCTTTTGCTAGAAATCTAACTAAAGCTATTAATACAATGCTAGACAAAGGTTATAAAGTTAAAATGAAAAAAACTAGAAATGACAAAGGTATGACACTTAATAGATTATTTATTGGGGAGGGCGTAGTAGATGGTAAGTAAAAAAGGAAAACATTATAAGAACAGAAAAGAAACGGATGAAGATATAGCGAATAGAATTTTAAATCTTGCTGAACCTGGGGATTATGGAATATTCCCTCCCCCTATGAATGCTCAGGTTGCAGTCAATGAACTATGTAGGTTCTTTTTAGGAGAAGATTATTGGACAATAGTAAATAATAATGAGCAAGCAAATACAGAAATAGTTTTTGAAATCGAATGTAAATATAAAAACAAAGTGAACAGAAATAAAATTAATTAACGGGGGTGAATTACATGCCGAAATCAAAAAAATCTAAAAAAACAATAGATGCAGAAGATATTATTGGCACTTTTCTAAAAGGCGATAGATATGATGACGATGAGCGATACAGACAAAGTGTAGACGCTATTTATAGAAAATTAAGACCCATATGGCTCAATGAATGTAAAGACGCTGTATGGTTATTAAAAGACGAATACGTACGAGATGTAGCTTCAATATTATATTTAGATGACCAAATGGGAGGTAATTTAGACCCTACGAGTTTAAGTGAAGAAAGACAAAATCTACTTGGTTGGAAGCAAGTTCAAAGTAGTATTGAAAGATACCGAGCTATGGATTATAGTTTAGTAGACGATGATAGTATTAAAGCTATTTTAAGTAGTATAATTAAGAACAAGCAGGCCCGTGACGCTGATAGATTAAAAGCAATTGAAATGTACACGGATAGATTCTCAAGTGGAGACATCGAAGGTATTACATTTATTAATGACATAAGCAAACCAAAAGAAAAAGACGATGAAGAAATAGATGACGACGAAGAATAAAAGTGAACAGAATTGTGATTGGGAGGTGATTATTATATCAAAAGTTAAATTAAGTGACTTAATATTGCCAAATTACTGGGATTTACTCGAAGACGGCATAGGTGACCAGCTAGAGAGGTCTCGTAAAATGTTTTTACGTGGAGGGCGTTTTTCTGGAAAATCTTATTGGGCGGCACATTTTATAATATTAAGTTTATTAGCTTTAGCTAGTACTCACGTTGAACGGTGAACCGTGGGCATGTTGTTTAGCTCTGAGAAAATATAGTAACACACTTAAAACCTCTGTATATGCTGAAATCGCTAATGCTATAATAAACTTAGGTGTTGAAGATAAATTTCAAATGCTTACTAATCCAATGGAGATAAGATTAAAAGGCACTAAATCAGTAATAAAATTTGCCAACCTAAATACAGCAGAAGACTATGGAAAGGTTAAGAGTATTAAGTGGCCAGGAGGATACTGCCGATTTGTATGGTGGGAAGAGGCTGACCAATTTCAATCTAAGCACGATGTTGACCAGATTTTACTTAGTTTGTATCGTGGTGGTGATGTATTTGAGACTATATTTACATATAACACACCGTTTAGTCCATCACATTGGTTGAACGTAGGCTGGCGTAATGAGCGTGAAATGAAGAGTGAAGGCAGACATGAGAAGGTTTATTTTAAACACGTAAATTTATATGATATCCCAAGAGGAATCGTCCCTGAACAGGTTTATGAAATGGCTGAAGCTATGCGTGAAGAGAACTTGCAAGAATGGAAGCACGTAATAATGGGTGAAATAGGTAATCCAGAGACATTAGTATTCCCATTAGTTGAACCTATGAGATATGAAGATATTGACTGGGATGCTAAAGAAAATTGGTGTTTAAATACGCCTAGTAACTGGCGTGTATGTATTGGCTGTGACTACGGATACAGGCCAGATCCAACCGCATTGACTGTAAGTATTTACAATAAAATAATGAAAATTTTATGGGTAATCGACGAATGTGTAGGCGTAGGTTGGTCAGAAGATGGTATTTATGAACACGTAAAAGAAGTGCTAGATAGACGTGGTGGAAAAATTGGTAAAAAATTAGGACTTAGTATAAATGTTTCAAGTTTAATTAACTCAGAAATAGATAATAGAATTATAGACGGATTAAGAAGTAAGGGTCTGAACATATATCCAGTTAAAAAAATGTCAGGAAGCAGAGATATTTCATACCAATTCTTAACTGGAGGTTATGGTGATTTAAGAAAAATTTGGGTTGATACTGAACAATGTCCAGTCACCTGGGCAGAAATAGTAGGAGCAGAATTTCCAAGACGTGAAATAAATGGAAAAGAAATTATAATCCAAGAATTCCCTACAGTGAACGACCACACTTTGGATAGCTTGAGGTATCGGTACGATTGACCTATGGGAAGGAAGAGCAGTTACTGGAAGTAGGAGGACGTTATTATAATAAAGGTTTGACGTAACGATTAAATAATGATATAATCCTCTTATGAAAAATAGGAGGATTTTTTATTATGGATAAATATAAAAAATATCGTGAAAAATTAAAATTAAAATTAAAAAAGATTAAGCATGAACAAGACAATGGATTAGAACTAGGATACCCTGGTGTACAAATAAGTGATTTTATAAAAGAAAAAGTATTAAGTGGTAAAACTCAAATTTTAATTATAAACAAGAAGGTTATTCAATTTCATAAAGATTGTGTGACTGGTTACTGGGTAAACAATACATATAATTTAAGACTACATAGAGAAAAATTAAGACTTGAGTTAGGCTTAACTAAAGAACAAATGGAGGGACTAGATGTACATCATATAGACGGTAATAAAGATAACAATGATATTTCAAATTTACAACTGATAAATAAACTGCAACATGCTACAATGCACGCTAACAAGCAACTGCACACAAAAATAATTAAGATATGTGAATGGTGTGGAGAAGAGTATGAATCTTCTAGTAATGTGGCACATAAGCAACGTTTTTGTAGTAATAAATGCAAGGCTAAATATAGGCGAGCTAATGGACTAAACGACACAACCAGAGTATGCAAACAATGTGGAAAAGAATTTATATGCGACATCTGTTCACGTACACAGTTTTGCAGTCGTCATTGTGCAGGAGTATATAATTATAATAAAAAGGGAGAGTAAGTTAGGAGATATGTTTAATAATAACAGAAAAAGAGATGTATGCACGAGGGAAGGACAGCGTATGTATATGGGTAAAAAATACGCTAAAGAAGAGACTACTGGTTATTATGTATGTACGAGTGGGAGCCGACGCCGCTTGCATGTAGTTATGTGGGAACAGCAGTATGGTAGAGAAGTGCCCCCGGGATGTGTAATTCATCATTTGGACTGGAATAAGAGCCATGGATAATTTAGTCTGTTTAACAGTTGAAGAGCACGAGAGAGTTCATAATATAATAGGTGGTGAGGCTGGGAAACAGCTTGGTTATAAATTATTAAAAAATAGGGTTGACGGACTGCCACCTGATATGGTATAATAAATGTAGTATGAACATTTTTGTTTGGCGTTTTGCTAAATAAATAAATAAATAAAGGACTGGGTATGGTTTAATACCCGGTCCTAATTAATTTTAGCACAAATCTCTTTGTTCATTTCAGGAGTGTTGTTTTGAATATCTGTAATTAAAAATTATTTCTTTTTTCAATTCTGGTGTAAATTTCAATGTTTTATTTCATAATTTTGTTGATTACGGTCCCAATCTTGTGCTATATCAACGTAACCGTAAAGTATCGTATGCAGGAGCAGGAATTGTTGTAGTTTCAGCTACTTTTGCTAGTAAATTAGTTAATGCAGTTTTCATTGACATATTACTTTTTGAAGCATACGTCGTCCATTGCACATATAAAGGTGTTGGTACTCTGAAATACGCAAAGAAATCAGACATATCATCTGGGGTTAATTCGGTTTTATCCATTTGTTTTCTTGCGAGGTGCAGGTGCCGTTATAGTCGGCTGATAGTATGAATTATATATAATCGCTAGTAATTATCGGTCTATTCTTTTGATATGTTGGTACGTATAATTCTATTAAATAAGCTATTTCTTGACCTAGTGTACGATGATCACGCTCCGCTTGTTCTTTTAATTTTTGATGCATATCATCACTTAATGTAATTGTAAATCTTGCCATAAATTTTATTCTCCTTTCTAGTGTATTTTTGTGTAATTATAATTTATTATATATTTTAGATGATGTCAAGTGTTTTTTGGTGCATTTTTGTGTAATTATAATGTATAGTGTCATCAAGTGGTTATGACTTGGTGCAGATAAGTGCAGATAAGTGCAGATAATATG